GCATCGAGAACTTCCTTGGCTTTCCTGACGGCATCAGCGGTCCCAACTTGACCGAGCGTGCCTGCAAGCAAGCCAAGAAGTTCGGCGCAATGATCCATGAGGGCACGGTTGATCGGCTGCGTGACGGCTTTGAAGTTCACCTCGACTGCGGCACTCGGCTCTCAACTCGTTCGCTCATTCTGGCGTGCGGTGCTCATTACAATCGCCCTGATTGGGCGATCCTTTTCGAGGGCAAGGGCATCCACTACGCTTGCACTGCCGACGTTGTGCGACACGCTGGCCATGAAACTGTGGCTGTGGTCGGTGGCGGCAACTCTGCTGGTCAGGCTGCGATGTTCCTGTCTGGCAAGTGCAAGCAGGTTCACCTTGTCATTCGAGGCGGCGACCTTGCCAAGCAAATGTCGCACTACCTCTACAGCCGCATCTTGGAGCAGCCCAACATCGTCGTTCACTACCATTCAGACACGGCAGCTATCCTGCCCAATCTGGACGGCAAGGTCGGCGGCATGATCTTCAAGGACGGCTCCACGTTGTCTGTGAGTGACATTTACGTCATGGTCGGTGCCACGCCCAACTGCCACTTCCTCGACGGCCTCGTTGAGCAGGACGCAAAGGGCTTCATCCTCACCAACGACGTGTTCGAGACGAACAAGGCCGGTGTGTTCGCTGTTGGCGACATTCGTGCTGGCAGCATCAAGCGAGTTGCGAATGCAGCAGGCGAGGGAGCAGCCTGCATTCAGCGTGTCTTTCACTTCCTCAATCCAACGGAGTAAACATGGCAGCACTTAGAACAACTGACGGCGTGGAGGTTGGCGACACCCTCCGCGCCGTGGAGCGCGTAGGTTCGTGGTTCGACGTGGGCGACCTAGTTAAGGTTGCCCGAAACGACGACCGCTACTTATACGTCATACCGCTTAAAAACCCCGACAAGGGGGACGGTGGTTTCCTTCCCACACGCTTTGAAAAGGTAATCCCAACAGTGAGCACACCCGAACTTATCAATACGGGCGACCGAGTTCGTGCAGTCAAGGACTATCCCGAGTGGTTCAAGACGGGCGACGAGTTCGATGTTGTCCGAGCAGACGAGCACGGCCACATTGTCGTCAACGTGCCTGTGCCTTGGCGAACAAACGGCTCAAGCGGCGTAGACGGCGGTTTTTCTTCTGACCATTTTGAAAAGGTATCACCTGTGACTGAATCCACCACCTCAACTCCTACCCCCACCGGCCCACTCAACCTGATCGACGGCGACTATGGCGATCTGTCTGTCGTCGGCGGCATCGTCGTCCGAGGCCGTGTCACCAAGCGCATCGTCGCCGCTCCGCAGGGCAAGAACCTGCTGATCGAGGTTGCCGCTCGCAACACGACCAACGTGGACACTCACACCTTCCTCGACACGCTGACCAGCACGGCCAGCACGCTTGGCCTGTCGGTCAAGTATGTCTCGGACTTGAAGGAGTCGTTCGACGCCGAGGCTCGCTATAAGGAGTTCGTCAAGACCGGCGAGACCAGCGGCGTCGAGTTGACTGCCGAGGAAATCGCGGCGCTCGACTTGGTGAAGAGCCTCAAGGCGAAGTTCAAGGAGGCGTTCACGCTTCCTGAACTGCCGAAGCCTGCCTACCCGTTCCAGACGTTGCCTGCTGGCGTGACGGATGCATTGGTTGGCTACACGCTGCGGACCGGCACCGTCTACAACGGCACCTATGCTCTGACCAATTCACAGGTCAAGCAGGTGTGGGACTTCGCCAAGACCTTCTGGAAGACCAACACGACGCCAACGCGGAATACCACTGAGCGACTGCATGGCTATCGTGAAGCTATTACAGTGCGCGGCGCTGGCAGCACTTACGATGTTAATGTCTATCCGGGCAAGGTTACTATCGGTTGCCAGACCATTCCTCGCTACGTTGTCGAGGCCCTCGCTGTGAAGAAGGGCTACGAGTTCTAATCTTTCTATGAAAAACAGTTACATTCTATGAAAAGGACTAACAATATGTTGGATTTTCTGAAGAAGTTGTTCAACCCGCAGCAGCAGGCAGAGGAACCCCAACCTCTGCCTGCGGAGTGCTACCCACCAGCGCGGCACGAGTCACTTGGTGACATCTTGCAGGAGGCCCTAGCCACGAAGGCCGAAATTGCACAGCGCAATGAGGCTCAAGGGTTGCAGCCCACACCGGGCACGAACGAGGCAATTGCCGATCGGTGCAAGCGTGAGGCCACGGCTTGGGAGTTTATCGAGCGTGCTCGTAATCGCCCCAACCCGTTCGTTGAGACCGAACGGCCTGTCGCTCGTCGGCCTACTGGTCGCATCGCCGGAACACAGCCCAAGGTTGTGAACCCGGAGGACATTCACTCGATCTTGGAGGCCATGCGTAAGTAAGTAACTACCACTGCCACCCATCCTCTTCGGAGAAACTGGAGCAATTTTGTCCATGACTGACGTATCCAATCTGCCGTGCTTGAGCGTCAAGTGCCGCTTCAAGTTGTGCATCCACCTGATGAACAGAACTGCTCACAAAGTGGAACACCCACTGCATGTGGGCTACCTCGCTGCGGTGTATTACACCAGCCATGCAGCCTACGGCTACATTGCGCTGGCGTGCTGCATCGCCATGCTGTTCTCCATGTTCGGAGACAAGGCATGACGCTTCACCGCGTAATGGTGCTCAAGGCACTAATCACCGCAGCGATTGTGCTGTATTTTGTCCACCCCATTCTGCCCACGTTGGGCAGTTTGGTGTGGCTTTGGATGGAGGATTAATACATGGCCGAGTTCAACATGCCCAAGGGCTACGACATCATCAGCTACAGCAACCCTGTCGAGTGGATTGTCTATCGGCAGCAGACTGCTTGCAAGTGCTGCGGCCACAACCCCGGCCTGATGGAGAGCATTCATCGTGCCAAGGACGTGGAAGCAGCGCAGGCGTGGCTCACCAACCACCTCAACCCACAGCCGGTAGTGCGTGCCGGTTCAGAATGCGAAGATCGGAGCAAGTCTTGTGAGTAAAGTTCGAGTGGGCGATGGGCAATTGTCGGCATACGACAGCGACCTCGACAGTCTCCGCAAGGAGATTGACGAAATTGAAGCTACGCTTCGCAGTCAAGGTGCGACCAGCTTCTCCACGTCGTATGACGACGTGAACCAGTATGGGTGCGGTTCGACTGATCGCTTCATTATCACCGGCTACCGCGAGCAGACGGAGGAAGAAATTGACAAAGCCAAGCGAGAAGCCTTCTCAATTCAAGAGCGCCGAGTCGCCCAACTTGAGCAAGAGCTTGCCCGACTACGGAAATAAGATACCTGACAGTTACCTAGCCAAGTTCTGGCCAAAGGCTCCCGAGCCTGACGTGCCTTATGACGTGGCTCAATTTTTGAGGGAGCTATGATTTGCGAGACGAAACGCCTGATCCTCACGGAGAGGGAGCAGGATGTAACTGCGGCTGTTCAACGAGCAGTCGGAGACCCAAAAGATCAGTGCTACGCCGCCAGCGAGGCGGTGTATCACCTGATGGGAGGGCGATTGAGCGGGCTAACTCCCGTTCGGGGTGGGGGTCATTGGTGGCTGCGTCGAAAGGACGGAAGCATCCTTGACGTAACCGCCGCCCAATACCCTGACGGCTTCGACTATTCCGTTGGCAAGGGTGGGGGCTTTCTCACTAAGGCACCAAGTGGGCGAGCAGCCCGCATCATGTTAAGAGCAGGAGAAACACTTTGAGCCTAGTTCATTCAGTTACCGAGTTGCTTGACGCTCGCAGAGTTATTTCGGAAAACACCATTCCGGTGTTGGAGTCGCTCAAGGACAAGAACATTGACCTTGATACTCGTTGGCAGGCTTATACCAAGCTCGTTGAGGGCGACGTGCTGACTGATAACGAGACCTATGGTGACGGATATATCGACACGTTGGGTCCTGACATGACCCAATACGACGACTTCAACAATGATCGTGGTCAGACGGTCCTGTTCATCGACATGTATCAGCGCATTGTCGAGGCCGAGCAGCATGAGGACGAGAACCTCTATGCCGCCCGAGAAAATCTTGCCGAGTGGCAGGAACGGGTCCTTGAAAAGGGCAACGCATCTTTCACATACGATTGGTAAGGAATACACATGAGCCTAGACCTAACAAAGCCGCTCACGACCCGCGATGGTCGGCCCGCCCGCATTGTTGCAACTGATGCGAAGCGTAAGGATTATCCTCTTGTTGCTCTTGTCACCAGCGAGGAAGATCGAGAGGTTGTTTACAACTACACGGTAGACGGTCGCTTTATCTCTACTCGTCCAAAAGGCGACCCACACAACGCTGACCTAATCAACCCGCCGCCCCCGCCCGTCCGCAAGACCCGCTTCCTGAACTTGGGCCAAGCTCTTACCAGCTTGAACTATGGCCGCATGGAGCACTCCTCAACCTACAAGGGCTGGCCTGTTCTTGAGGTTACGTTCGAGGATGACGAAGTGGTCGAGTCCAAGGTTCACACCGGCACACAGTATGGCGTGGACGAAATCTAATACGAGGTATAATCATTTCACCACCTTGTTATCAACACAGAAAGACCCCATATTATGACGATGCTACTCATTCAGACTGGCCTAGACAAACTGACGGGAACGCCCCGGTTTGGCTACGCCCACCCATTCTTGATCGGTGCCCGCAAACGGCACCTTAGCGTGCCTGATGTGCATGTGACCAAGAAGACGAAGCGTGTGGTTCCAGCGCGTCGTGCAATCGCCCCCGGTTCGGACCGACCAGTTCAAGTGGAGAAGTATAACCGTGCAAACCGCTGATGTTGTTCACGCCCTTTTGGGTGCTGACCAGTTCTCTCTCGCCGCCGTGCGGGAAGTCTACAACGCCCTTCGGGTAAACCGGCTCTTGTCATTTCAGTATGACGATCAGCTACGAGTAGCCGAGGCTCACTCCCTCGGTATCACGAAGGATGGGAAGCTCGCCGTGCGAGCCTACCAAACTGCTGGTGAGTCCAGCCAGCCCTTGCCGGGTTGGCGGATGTTCCGGCTTGACAAAATCCGCGATGCAAAGGCTCTCGCTACCGAGAGCCAAGCGCCGCGTGAAGGGTTCAAGCCCAACGACAAGCACCTAGCGCACATCTTGCTGGAAATCGCAGCGTAACCTCATCCCCTACAGGGTATAAACTAGCTTTATACCTTGTAGGGTATATTCCTAAAGGGAGCATCAAGTGCAACTCAACAACGTAGTTCGTCCGATCATTTCAAGCGGACAAATGCAGGTGGCACAGGCCACCATCAAGTCGAGCAAGAAAGTGTTCGACATGTTCTCCGATCAGACCTACGCCAACAAGCCCGTCGCCATTGCGCGTGAGCTTGTAGCGAATGGCATCGACGCTCACACTGCCGCTGGCACCCCTGAAATCCCTGTCGAAGTGACCCTGCCCACCGAGCTTGAGCCAGAGTTCAAGGTCAAGGACCACGGCACCGGCATGGCTCACGACTTCGTGATGGGGCCTTTCATGGCTTACACGGACGGTTCGACCAAGGATCAGTCGAACGATCAGATCGGTGGCTTCGGCATCGGTTCCAAGTCGCCCTTCGCTTATACTGACCAGTTCACGCTGCGTGTGGTGCATAACGCTGTGCTGTCGGTCTACACCATGTTCAAGGATGCTGACGGCATCCCTTCGGTTGGCTTGGTCGCACAGACCACGACCGACGAGAGCAATGGCGTCGAGGTCAGCTTCCCTGTTGAGCTTGACGACATGGACGACTTTCGCAGCGCAGCGCAGACAGCGTTGCAGTTCTTCAACCCGCTGCCGACGATCACCAACGGCTCGATCAGTGCTCCTGACTATTCGCATGTCTCGGCGGCTGGCAAATGGGCCATGCGGCCACAGAGCGGCCCGCTGGGCGTGATTATGGGCGGCGTGCGTTATCCAGTGTCCACCGACTCGCTTCCGTGGTCTGTGCGGCGTGACAGCAAGGCTGCACCGCTGCTCGATTACGGCATCGACCTGACCTTGCCGATTGGTTCGGTTGATATTGCGATCAGTCGTGAGGCGTTGTCCTACACGGAGCGCACTGGTCTGGCGATTGCTAAGGCTATGAGCGGCATCGTGGACGAGGTTGCTGAAACCTTTGCCACGCTGTTCGACCATCACAAGACCAAGTGGTCAGCGCAGGTTGACCTCTACAATCAGTTGTCGAACCTTGGTGGAAGCCAGCGTTACGGCAGCAACGGTGGTCGCACCGGAATGCTTCGCAACTATGCGAAGTATAAGGGTGAGCAGTTGCATGCCAGCACGGACTTCAAGGTCAAGACGCTTTGGAACCGTGTTACGCAGCTTTACGATGCACAGTGGCCTAAGGATTTTCCGAAGGGTGCTTCTGCGTGGCAGGCTTCCAAGCGCACTTACGGTGTGAACCGTGGCATCGGCACTCCCAAGTTCCAGACGCTTGGAGACGTGATTACGGAAATCACGCCGGGTGCATGGCCTGTTGTGTTGATTGACGATATGGTGATTGCCGGTAAGAGCCGCACAAGGGCGCGTATCGAGCAGTATCTTGAGACGCACAACAAGTCCGGTGCTCTTGTTCTTCGTGCTGCCGACAACACTAACGCAAAGTCGATCAAGCAATTGCTCGATTTCTTAGGCGGTCCGACGAATACTGTCACGTTGTCCAGCTTGCCTGAACCTGCTCGTATGGTTCGGACTGTTGGCAGCGGTGCTGCTGCGATTGTTCGGCCTCGGGTTCGTATGTTCACCTACAACGGTGAGCGTGACCTTCATGGCAACACGGTCTACAATCTATCACCGGCTCGCGCCAAGCGCGATGTAGTTAAGGAGATTGCTTACGCCGATCAGCCTACCACTGGTATTCTTGTGGAGCTTACGGCGTGGTCGTTCCCTGATGGTTTCATCAGCAAGATGAAGTCCGGTATCATCAAGTGGGACGAGCTTTTGTTCGTCAATACTTCAGATGCTCCCAAGCTGAAAGCTGTTGGGTTTGAGAAGTTCGACGACGTGTATCAGCCACGTCTCGATGCAGAGAAAGGAAAGTATCCAAATCTTGGTGAGTGGTTGGCGACTGCTAATCACAGCGGCTTGGCTAAGTTGTTCACTCGTATCCGTCGTATTCGTGACCAACTCACGTTGACGGCGGCACAGGAAGCAACTCCGTTCGGTCAAATCCTCAAGTTGTATGACGACAACATCGTTCCACTGACCGGCGATGTTCGTATGCTGGCCGTTGCGGCAGACATTGTGCCAATCCAGCCTGCAAACGTTGACTTCGACAAGCTGATTGCGGACTTTGAAACGAAGCAGCCCTTCGCTAAGCAAGTCCTCGGTCTTTTTGACTACAGCAGCGACGACAAAAACGGCGCACTTCTTCTCAACAATCTCTAAAACGAAAACAAAAGGAAAACGATATGAACAAGGTTCCCTACAGCATCACCGAGACGACCATCACCGCGACGATCAACTTCATCCCGAAGGTGATTCCCAAGACGCATCCCAACTTCACCCAAATCCGTGAGGCATTGCTTGACGGAGCCGACGAGGCCACCCTTGAGCCTCTGTTGTCCATTCCCAAGGCAATTGAGGCGTTCACTGACGGCGACGTGCTGGTGAAGAACGGCAAGCTGTTCTACAAGGGCTACGAAGTTGCCGGTGCTCTGGCGAAGCTCATTCTCGGCTTCTCCAGCGAGGGTAAGGAAGCTGCGGCTGCGCCGTTCAAGGCATTCTTAGCCAATGCGTTCTCCAACCCTGACCCGCGTGCTGCTACCGACCTTTACGATTGGGTCGTGAACAGCAATCTGCCGATCACCCCGGATGGTCACATCCTCGCGTGGAAGGCTGTCACCGAGAACTACGGCAGCATCCATTCGAGCCGTCGTCGTGGAGCGCAGGACTTCGACCATCACATCGGTAACACGCTGGAAATGGACCGCACCGAGTGTGATGCGAACCCTGACAACACCTGCTCGACGGGTCTGCACTTCTGCTCTGCCGATTACCTGCCGCAGTTCGCTTCGGGTGGTAGCCGCATCGTTGCGTTGAAGATCAACCCTGCCGACGTTGTGGCGTTCCCACGCGACTACGGCTGGCAGAAAGGTCGTGCGTTCCGTTATCAGGTCGTCGGTGAGGTGCCGCTCGATCAGGTGAAGGACTTCTACCCGCAGGGTCGTCGCATCCATGACATACAGCCTGTTGCACCGCCTGCTGCGATTGTCACTGGTCCGGTGCGTAATGCCAAAGGGCAGTTCGCCAAGAAGTCTGCTTAACTAAATACGGGGGCGGCGTTGTATTGCCGCCCCCTGCTTACCAACGAAAGAGAAGAACATTATGTCGAAGATGACTACGCTTCCTCCCCTTGATCGCCGTGACGTAGGTCGCATCCTTAGCGGATTGCGTGAGCGTTATCGTAAGCTAGACAAGGGCGTCAAAAAGTTCGGTGACGACTTCGATGCCGACAAGGGTGCGAACATGCTCGACGCCCGAGACGCCTACGCCAAGCTAATCGACCTCCTCGAAAAGGAAACAGGACAATGAGCACTCCACTGCCAACCATCACCGAGCTTTTCAATACGATATTCGGTGCCAATTTTGTTGACAATCGCCAGTTCTGCACCGCCGAACAGCCTGCCTCGGCAGGCGAAGCGGTCAAGCAAGCCGGTTTGAACGTCGCTCACTTCCGCATGAGTGATGTGTCCAGCATTCAGCGTGACGTGACGGTGGTGTATCGTCCCCGAGGAAACAAGACCGGCCCGCTGGAAGTTGCCACAGCGATTGTGTCCAAGCACGATCAGTTCGACCGCAAGGTGGGCGTGGCGATTGCTTTTGATCGGTTCGTATCCGGCAAGACAATCCACTTGCCGCCTCGCAACGTTGGATTTTCCAATTCGTCTGACTATCAACTCTTGAAGAGGGCCTTCGGCTAAATCATGAAGCAAATCCTGCACGTCGCACAAGACGCCATCCGCCGTAACACCAAAGAAGGAACGAATGACCCTGCGATTATCGTCCGTGACTACAAGGGTGCCGAGCGTGCCCATGAAGTAGCGTTGATGGTCGAAGGGCGTGAGGTCGGTAGGTTCGTCTACCGGCCTCACAAGCCACTATCCTGCGGCGCTCGATTGTGGTTAGAAGTTGACACTCACCTACTCACCCTCGTCCCCACGGAGCCTGACCATGAAGAAAATCCTAGCCCTAGCAGCGAGTTGCCTATTGCTTGCGTCGTGTGACGTTGGCACTGGAGCCGCAGACGGTTACACCTTTGAGAAAGGGAACGAACTGCTGCTGCCAGAACGTGACGTAAAGGTGATACTTTACCCAACCAACGCGGCGTTGCAGGATAGCTACAAACTTCGTAAGGGCGGTCGTGTCCTGTCCCCCGGAGAAGAACTCTTCGGGTTCAGCACGATCAACCGCACTACCTGCTACATCCACACCATCGACCCCGCAGTAAGCTATAAGCCCGAAGCAATCGGGCACGAAATGACACACTGCCTGTTCGGTGAGTTCCATCCAAATCAAAACCAGCGAGGGTAACGTGAAGCCCAAATGGGAAAAGGGCCAGTTTGTTGTGTCACACTATCACGCTGCTTGGAAAGGCATCGTGATAGAGGTGACGGAACGAAAAGGAACCAACCCTCTCCTTAAAATCGTGCCTCTCCTGACTAAGACAGGGGCACCGCAGCCGCGTCGTCAAGTGCAGACACTTGATGCAGGGTGGGTCACAAAAATCCCGCCTTTGAACATCACCATAAATCCTGATTGGATATAAGCCATGCCGCAGTATAAGCGCGAACCAAAACCAACCACGCCTCCCCGCGAGGGCTATCGTTGGGTCATGAACATCATGTCCGGTAAGTGGATTGAGGAAGCAGACGGCACGCCGTTTTTCATGAGTGTCGGTAGCGAGACCTACTGGTCCTCCTAAAAACACGAAAAAAATTGCGCGGGAATTGCCCGACTTTTTCAAAAGGACGAAAACTCATGCACTTTAGAAAGCCCGAAGTCGCAGAGCGTCGGCGTAGTCACATCAATGACGGCCTCGACATGTATGGCCGAGAAATACTCGTCGGTGATCTTGTGGCCAAGCCCGAGGGCGGTAGCAACGGACGAGCCAGCCTAAACATCGGTTACATCGCTAAGATCAAGGGTGGAAAAAACTACACGACCACCTACTTTGAGCGTGTATATGATGGTCGAGTTTATTCTCCCGAGCCAATCAGATACAGCGGTCGCTGCGTCATTCTCCAACGTGCTGACGGCAGCGTGCCGACGTTCGACTAATCAAACCAACCCTCACCTATTAGGAAATCCACATGACTAAGACCAAGAACCAAAGCCTCGCCGCCCTGTATCGTGAAGCTGGCATCAACAGCCTGCTCTCTGACCCACTCGCCAACCCTAAGGTCGCCAAGAACGGCAAGGTTGGCGTAATGACTTGGGTCCTGCACCTTGCCGCTGGTGATACCAGTGGCCGCGAGGTCTGCCCGTTCCGCTCGCCGGGTTGCTCCGATGCTTGCTTGCAGTATGCTGGCAACCCACTGTATTTCAAGGCGAAAAACCAAGCTCGTCTTAAGAAGACCAATCTTTACTTCGACAACCGCGACTTGTTCATGAATATACTTGCGCTCGAAATCAACAAGGCCCTGCCGCAAGCCAAGGCTGCACAGATGGAAGCCGCGTTTCGTCTCAACGGCACGTCGGACATTCTCTACGAGCATAAGCTGTTCAATCTTTATCCTTGGGTGGCCGAGAAGATCGGTCGCAAGGCTGACGGAAAGATCAGCATCATCAACCTGTTCAGTGACGTGCAGTTCTATGACTACACGAAGGCACCGGGGCGCAACCCGCCTGCCAACTATCACCTGACGTTCAGCGAGAGCGAAATCAACGCCAAGCACGTCCAGAGTGAGATTGCTCGCGGCATGAACATCGCATCCGTGTTTCCGAAGAAGGGTGTGCCCACCATTCACTTGGGCCTGCCAGTTATCGACGGTGACGAGCACGACTACCGCCCCATCGACGCTAAGGGTGTCGTCGTTGGACTGAAGATCAAGGGGACTAAGGGTCTCGCAGACAGGACAGGATTTGCACATCATGCTCAAGCCTAACGAACGCCTCGGCAAGATCACCTCTGCCGAATATGGTTACGGGGGTGGTGGCCCCGACACTAAACTTGGATTGAAGGTTGACTTGTCCTTTGAGGGAGAGGCCAGCGGCCTCTTCATCGGGGAAGAGTTAGCAATCAAAGGCTACCTCACCTATGCCAAGGTCGAGAACGTGTCACAGTTGAAGGGCAAACCCGTTGCTGTGACAGTTGATGCTCACACAGTGCAGTTCTTTCGCATTCTGACGGAGGTTTTATGAACGTCGAAGTCGTAACCCAAAAGGAAGTCACTACCCGCAACAAAGTATTGCTGACGGGTGCTGACATCATTGACATTCTGAATACTAGGCTGTCCGAAACAAACGGCCCGGTTATTCCTGACAACGCACAAGTTACCTTCACAACACCGGGTGGAGGTAACTGGTCTAACATGGAGATAGATGTAGACAAGGGCACGCCGGTAACTATTTCATGGACAACACAGGATGTATCTTATGACCGTAGTTGATTTACTTCAGAGCATCGCCATTCTTCTACTGTTCTTGCTGATCGCACTGTTCCCTGTGCGTAAGCTACAGCCGTTGAAGGACGCGCTGCTCATGTTTGCCAAGCGTCTTGGGCTTGAGGCGCGGCAGCAGAACGCTCGCATCAAAGACTTGGAACGATTGGTGGCCAAGATGCCGCAGCCTAAACAGGCCGACACGTTTACTGTAGGCCAAGCGGTGCGAGCGATGAACCGCAAGGGCATGGTGCGTTCAATTGAAAACAACGGTCGAGTGATCGTTGTTGCGATGGACGATACCGGGGGGCACGTTGCTTTCTCTGCCGACGAGGTGCAACCGGCCTCAATCAAGCACTCGTATGGGGTTGAGGGGAAAAACTTTATCGGCTAGGCGCTTGTAAATGCTACGCCTTGCCCGTATATTCACTCGTTCAGGAGAAAAACAAATGGCTGATGCCCCAAAGACTGACGTTCGCCCGCCTGCAAAGGCTCCCGAGAACCGCTTCAAGGTCGCTGACGTTCGTTCGACGGACGTGACCTTGCAGATGGAAGACGGTCGCGTCTTTCTCGCCACCCTCGGTGAGGGTGTCACACTGGACGACGACAACGCCAAGCGTAACCATTACGCTTTCATCGAGTTCGATGGCCTTGACCGCAGCGATGCGCCCAAGGATGCGAAGGTTACACGTTTCGCCCCCCGTGACTAATGAGTGGCGGCGGTTAATTGATACGAGAGGGGGGCCAAGTGGTCCCCCTCTTTTTGTTCATGAAAGGTAGACAATGCCAACTCTTCGACAGAAGCAAGTGGATCAGCTTGCCTTTTATATCGCAAACCCCAAGTGTCTCGACACTTCACACCCCGGCACAGGCAAGACGCCGCCTGTCTGTGTGTATAGTTACTGGCACTGGCTCAAGAATCAAAAGAAAACTCTGTGGACGATGCCTAAGTCTCTGCTCAAGAAGAACTTGAAAGAGATGCTTCGCTTCACAGACTTTGAGCCAGAGGACGTGGTAATTCTACGCACCGACCGTGCCAACATGACCAAGGACTATACTGGCCCGACAATTAATGCTGTCCGCAAGAAGCGTGGCTTCGTCGTTAACTATAACGGCCAGCGCACTGACACCATCGCTATCCGCGAGACTATCGGTCAGCCTGTCAACTTCGTCTACATGACTATCGTGGCTGACATTCTGGACGTTGGTCCATCATTCAAGTTTGTTGAGACGCCTCTCAATAAGCCCTCCAAGAACGGCCAGACCATTGTGGTTGAACCGGTGTTCGGACCTGACGGCGTGACGCCGAAGGTCATCAAGCTGGACGAAATCCAAACGTTCAAGGACCTTATCAAGCAGAATGCGAACGCCAAGGTGTTCATCACCACGTTCAAGTTCGGCAGCAACCATTGGCAGCGGCTACTTGAAGCTGCGCCTGACATTGATCTGTTCATATCCGACGAGCTTCACATGCCCGGCGGGTATAGCACGCCGGAAACTAAGACGACCGAAAGTTTCTTCTGGATCAACAAGCACGTCAGCCGCTTCGTCGGCATGACCGGCACGCTTATCAACGGCAGGCTGGACAGCGCGTTCCCGTCGCTGCACGTCATTGAGCCACGCTACTACGGTGACTTGAATGGCTTCATGCTTGAGCATGCTGCGGTGACTGACGACTATGGCCGTGTGATTGTCTGGAAGAACGAGGATAGGCTGCGTAAGATATTGGAGAAGCACTCCATCCAGCGCACGTTCGAGGAAGTCTATGGCAAAGAGGACGTTGTATTCTTCACCGAGTATGTTGATATAGGTGAGGAAGTCGAGCCGTTCTACGCTGAGTTCCACGAACAGGCGATGCTTGAGCTAGAAGATGGACGTGTGCTCGACGGTCAAATGGCTGGCGTTGCACAGATACGGGCCAGACAAATACTTGCCCACCCTGAAACGATGTTCAACAACATCCCGCAGTGGACGCCGAAAGACGAGCGTGTTCAGATACACTTGTCCGAAGGCAAGAAGACGTTAATCTTTGCGTCACTTAAACCGGAGCAGGAACGTTTGGTTCGTGTTGCAGAAGACATGGGTCTGCGTGTTGGGCTGGTCAACAGTGATGTTACCGGCAAGGCGCGTGAGCGTGTCGATGAGTTGGCCCAAGCAGGCTTGCTTGATGTTATCGTGGCGTCAGGTCCAACTGCTGCTGTTGGTTTCAATTGGGAGATGTTTGATGTTGTCATCTTTGCGTCGGTCGATTTCATGGACACTAACATTCTGCAAGCATATCGCCGTGCATCGCGGGGCACTCGGACATCGACACTGCGGGTAATCTACATCCGCTACCGCGATACGATTGAGGACCGGATGTATGCCATCCTCACTGCCAAGAGTCAGCTTGCCAATCTTGTTGACCCGTCCCGACCAGTGCTCACTTTCAGTGAAGAGTGAGTCGTCCCCTTGTAACCTTCTTTTTCTATTATTACTTAGTATAAGAAGAAAATGAAATGGAGTATAGAGAGATATGAGAAAAGATTCCAAGCTGATTATCGCGGAGCTTGAGTTCGCTCGCTTCGTCGCCCCTCTCGGCAGCGTGTGGCTACACAAGCATGGCGGGCACTACATGGTGACAGGCTATTCCTACAGCACCGGCTACCAAGAGGCAGAGATACGATACACTCGCATCGCTGGTCCCGACTTCAAGTATGACTACGACAGCCGCATCCCCTACACCCGGCGAATGTCCGAGTGGACGACGGATCGTTTCACCCGGCAGAACCGCAGCGAGAGCGACGAAGCATGAGCTGGCCGTCTGAAGAAGCTCGGCATCTAGCCACCCCAAATGACGCAATCGTTTGGTATGACTACGAGCATGAGTGGGACGACATCGAAGACATGTGCCACATCACCGGGAGACCACTATGGCTAACGGCATTTGCCCCTGCAAAGCCTGCAAAGCAGCCAAGCGCAAGGGCCTCATTCTTGGGACGCGTTTGGAGTTCTCCTATCGCAACGGCGGCATCTGTCCTGTCTCTGATTACGTCCCGTATCACCGCTGGCAAAAAGGTCGGCCCGCTCTAAAGAGGATCACCACCCATGAAGTTCTACGAGATACCCACAGACGATGGTCTGCAACTGGTTGACACACAGGCCGAAGCGAAAGCAGCGGGCATCAAAAACCCGGAGCCTTTCGAGGTTCCCACTGACAAGGATGGACTGCGCGACCACATCAACGAGCTACGCCGTAAGGCTTCGATGGTTGTGCAGTCTGATGGCATTCGCAATGCCTTGCTCACTGTCGAGCAGCCAGAGTTTGCCCGTGTTGAGCCGTTGACAGGTGTCAGCAGCGGCATCGAACCCCGCAGCGAGGCGTCCTTCACACGCAGGCTGGTCGAAATGATCGACGCTGGTCCCATTGAGAAGGTCCGCACCCGTCTGGACGATGACAAGGTGGTCGATCATATCCTTGAGAGTGACAGCTTCACTCTCTCCAAGTTCTTCGCCGCTGTTATGGAGAAGGCAGACCGAGTGCGAAGGGAGATTAGCGGTGAGTAACTTCAAAATCCTTGTGGAGGAACGCGATGCACGGTTGGCCAAACATATTGCGGCAGGCTTGAGTGACCGAGAGATCGCTGACCGTGAGGGCTTGCAGCCTGATTACGTCAACAAGCGAGCGAAGAAACTAGGGCTGGCCAAGCCAAGTGAGACAACCAATGAAGGCACACCTTTCGGCTTGTCACCAGCGAGTCGTCAGTTCCGCAATCAGATTGGTAATCGCCTGTATAATTGGGCGAAACGAAAAGAGCTTCACCACCTTGAGGTAGGCCACCTCACCGGCATTCCAATGCGGCACCAGCTTAAGGCAACAAACGGCTCGCCCCGCAAGCACAATTGGACGCTGGCACAGATTGATCGGTTCGCTAAGGCGTCGGGCATTGACTTCACCAAGCTGCTGATCTTGTGCTTGGAGTATGAACTAAAGGAGCAAGCCGGTGCAAATCGCACGCCGGGTCAGCTTGTAGACGAATGGCTTAAAGGAGATAAGAATGTTTGAACTTCGTGAGCAGGGCAAGGACTATTGGGCAATCGTGACCCGCTACAATCGCTTCAAGGATCAGGCGTTGATGCGTAAGGTTGCCCGCAAGGATATGGTTGAGCTTCTCGGCACGACCACCAGCCAAGTGATGCGTAATCGGATCACCAATTGGTTGGCCCGCAACCAGCCCGCCACATCACCTAGTAATGGTGGCGGAAAGGGTGGACCTCCCCGCTACGCATGAGCTAACAAGATCGACCCCCTTAGGAGTCCCTCATGTTAGCAATCACATCCTCCGCGCCTGCGGCAGTTCCAACGTTTCGCTCTGAGTTCAGCGAGAATATTTTCAACTACAAGTATAAGCACGAAGGCGCGGAGACGTGGGACCAGCTTGCAGACACGCTGGTCGCTGATGTTTGCACTCCCTACATGAGCCTCGGAGATATGACGCAGTTGGCACAGTATATTGCTGACATGAAGTTCATCCCCGGTGGCCGCTACCTGTATTATGCAGGTCGTCCGAAAAAGTTCTTCAACAATTGCTATCTCCTCAAGGCCGAGGAAGATACCCGCGAAGATTGGGCCAACCTTTCTTGGAAGGCCGAGTCCGCTCTCATGACAGGCGGTGGCATCGGTGCCGACTACTCTGTGTATCGTGGCGAAGGCTCGCCTCTTGGTGACACTGGTGGTCTGGCTTCGGGTCCTATCCCCAAGATGATGATGCTCAACGAGATTGGCCGCAACGTAATGCAGGGTGGCTCACGTCGCTCCGCTCTCTACGCCTCGCTGTCCGCTGAACATCCTGACGCCGAGAAGTTTCTCGTCGCCAAGGATTGGTCAACGATGCCTGTTCCGGGCACGGACCTGACGGTCGCTGACCTGAAGAACAAGGACTTCAACTGGCATGCCCCGCTGGACATGACCAACATCAGCCTGAACTACGGCGACGAGTGGCTGAAGAACTTTCAGTCCACTGGTGACGTTGGTCACACGTTCCGCACCAACATGCGGCAGGCGTTGAAGACGGCTGAACCCGGCTTCGCTTTCAACTTCGGTGCGAAGGCTAAAGAGACGCTACGGAATGCCTGCACGGAAGTTACGTCGGAAGACGACAGCGACGTGTGCAACCTCGGCTCGCTGAACCTGTCCCGCATCGACAACATTCAGGAACTGTGCGAAGTCATTCGGCTCGGCACCATGTTCCTGATGTGCGGCACCCTGAAAGCAAAGCTGCCCTACGAGAAGGTGTATCAGGTCCGCGAAAAGAATCGTCGGCTTGGTCTCGGTCTCATGGGCGTCCATGAATGGTTGATCCAGAGAGGCCACCGCTATGAAGTCGTCCCTGAACTACACCAATGGCTCGCAGAATACCGTGACATCTCGGACACGGTTTCGCGTGAGTTTGCGGACCGCTTGGGCATCTCTCGGCCTGTTGCTAATCGGGCTATTGCTCCTACAGGCACTTTGGCTATCGTGGCAGGCACCACGTCAGGCATCGAACCCCTCTTTGCTGTCTCCTACATGCGCCGTTATCTCAAGAACGGAACCGAGTGGCACTACCAGTATGTCGTGGACGGAACTGCCAAGCAGTTGATCCAGTTCTACGGTGCTGACCCGGAGAAGATCGAGTCGGCCATTGACCTCGCCGCAGACTACGAGCGCCGCATCGCGTTCCAAGCTGACGTGCAGGACTACGTTGACATGGCGATCAGTTCCACCATCAATCTGCCTGCTTGGGGCAGCGAGTTGAACAACGAGGATAAAGTCGATGAGTTCGCATCTACCTTGGCTCGCTACGCTCACCGTCTGCGCGGCTTCACTTGCTACCCTGATGGTAGTCGTGGCGGTCAGCCTCTCACTCCTGTTCCATACTCGGAAGCAGTGAAGCATGACGGTCAGGAATATGTTGAGCAGACGCACGACGTTTGTGACCTGACCGGCGGCGGAACCTGCGGAATATAACCTGTGTTTCTGGACGTGTAGGGTGTGATGCCCTATATCCTACACGTCACACACAATGGAGAACCTTGATGGCTCATCAGCTTATTTCCGCCAACATTTCCGGTGCCGAGTTCGGCGGCACCGCTGGCATCCACGATCAGCAATACCATTACCCCACCTACGACGAGTTGCTCTACTACAAGAACAAGGGCATCCTGTGGTTCCGCCTGCCGTTCATTTGGGACCGCATGCAGAACGTTCTGAACGGTCCACTCAATACCGCAGAGCTTGCGCTCATGACCCGCGTGCTGAACGACGCACAGACACTCGGTATGACCCTGTTCATCGACAACCACAGCTACGCACGCCACGGCGGCAACGCTATCGGCTCGACGGGTGGACCCACCGCTGCCAACCTCGCTGACTTCTGGCGAAAGATGGCGTCAGCAGTGAAAAATCATCCGGCCCTTGAGGGCTACGACGTGATGAACGAGCCGAACAACATGCCCTCGGCAACGGCTTGGAAGGTTGCAGCACAGGCTGCGATTAATGCGATCCGCGAAGTGGACACCACCCACACGATCTATATCGAGGGTGACAACTGGTCCGGTGCTCACTCTTGGGACCCGACGTTCATCGTCAACGATCCAGCCAACAACCTCGTCTATCAGGCTCACCAGTATCTCGACCGGGATAGCTCCGGCAGCTACAAGTATAGCTATGACGGCGAGGGCGCTTACCCGATGGTCGGCGTGGACAAGCTCAAGAAGTTTGTCGATTGGATCAAGGCCAACAACTTCCGTGGCATGATCGGTGAGTTCGGTGTGCCTAGCAACGACGCACGTTGGCTGGACGCCGAGAAGAACATGCTCGATTACATGGTGGCGAACACCATCGGCGGCACTGCATGGTCCGTTGGTGCTTGGTGGCCTGCCGACTACGAGTTGTATCTGTCCAAGCCCGGAACAGCCGACTCGTCTGCCTTCGGTCTGCTCAAGAATTACTTCACGGCTGTCCCCGGAACGCCTGTTGTGATTGCGCCTACCCCTGTCGAGTCCCGTCTTACTGTTCGCCGCGTCGGAAGCGACACGCTGAACGAGGGACAGAACCAAGGGCTGACGTTTGAGGTCGCCAACGGCAAGGTCGATCAGTCGTTCACCATCACCTATCAGAACACGGTGAACGCTGCGGACTTCACCAAGTCTGTTGCGGATATGTTCGCTGCCAAGACCGGCATCGTATATGTTCCGGCCAACGAAAACTCTGGCACCGTGCGTATCACGCAGGCTGGTAACTTCACCTTCACGGTGGAGCGTCCGATCAAGCTGGACAACGTAGCCGAGACCAACGATCAGTCGTCGTGGGTTGCGGGCAATCAAGAGCAGTCTGACATCATCATTGGGAACCTGACGGGCGGGCTGGTCACTTCGACCACAACCATTTCCAACTGGATCACCGATATGGCAGGCGAACCGCTCCCACCAGCCCCGCCGCCTGTTGCTCCAACGACCAACACCGTTCCTACTGCTAAGGCGCAGACCTACATCAGCGTCGTCGCTGGCACGAAGGACGTGACCATCGAAGGTGCCGATTGGAACGGCCAGCCGATTGTTCGTCGCTTTTATGAGGCACGCAGCAACGGCGTCACGTTGGCATCGGGCGATACACCACGGCTGACCATCCCAGCGGAGCATCTTGGCAAGCCCATCAAGGGCCGCGTTACTGCCTTCGATGCCGAGGGTGACAGCGGATGGGTGGACTCTTGGAACTCGGTCACGTTGGCCGCTGACACGGCTCCACCACCACCTGTGACACCGCCGCCGCCAACGACTGATCCCCGCGATGCTCGCATCAAGGAGCTTGAGGCGCTGGTTGCAACCCGCGATGCTCAGGTCAAGGGATTGACCGACAAGATCACTGCCGCCAAGGCAGCTCTTACTTAGTAACATCTCACATTATTAGTGCATTTGAGGCCCACCTACCCCATGTAGGTGGGCCTCTTTGTTTGGAGTGAACATGGAAGAAGTTTTCAACAAGATACAGGAGATGCTAGGCATCGCATTCGAGCAAGGACAGGCATACCAGCGTCAGCAAGACGCTGAGCGTGAGGTAGGAATGGCCGCACTGGAAGTGCAACGCCTCTACCTTGAGATTCAACATTCACTTACACCTGAGGATCAAATCCAATGAGCGCCTTTGAACCATTCCCCAAGCTAACCCGCTTCAGCCACGATTGGACGATCAGCGAGAAGATCGACGGCAGCAACGCACAGATCAACATCGTCCCTGAAGACACGATGTCCCCTAACATCAAGTATGGGCCTGCTGTAGCAGTGCTTATGCACGAAAATGTGGTCTATTCGGTGTTCGCCGGAAGCCGCAATCGTCTGCTCGATACCAGCAAGACCGGCGATCATGCTGGCTTCGCTCGTTTCGTTGCTGACAATGCGCGAGGCTTTGTCGAGACACTCGGTGCCGGTCGTCACTTCGGTGAGTGGTATGGTGCAGGCATCCAGCGCAACTACGGTCTGACCGAGAAGCGTTTTGCCCTCTTCAATCCTCGCTGGCGTGGCGTTGAACTGCCTGACCGCGTGGACGTGGTGCCTGTCCTGTTCGAGGGCTACCTGTCACACGCTGGCGTGTTCGACAACGCTCTGATCGACCTTAGCCTCGCCGGGTCCAAGCTGGTCCCCGGCTTCATGAACCCTGAGGGCATCGTCATGTATCATGGTCCGTCGAAGACGCTGTTCAAGCGCACCTTCGACTACGACGAGCAGGGCAAGTGGGCCGAAAATCAATCACGAAAGGAAACAAAATAATGACCACACCTACCACCTCATCAGCATCGAGCGGCGGCATCGGCTTTCTTGGCCTGCTGACCATCGTCTTTGTCACCCTCAAGCTACTCGGCAAGATTGATTGGTCGTGGTGGCTAGTGTTGCTGCCGCTCTACGGTCCTGTCGTCATTCTCTTGGGCATTGCAGGAGCCTTCTTCGGTGTCGCTGGCATCCTCAATGTCGTTGACAAGAAGCAGGCTGCGAAGCGCCGCCGTGGATGACCCCACCTACCTGTGGGAGATACTGGTCCCCACGACACGCAATGACGGTCGTCCCTTTTACCTTCGGTATCACCGGATATGGGACGAAAAGGTCAGAAACATTTCAGGTGGTTTAACCATCATGAAACCGGCTGTCGGTCAATGGGTTGATCCCAAGACCGGCGACCTATACAAGGATCGCACAATACCTGTGCGTTTCATCGCAACGCGCACACAAATGACCCAAATCGTGGACATGACGTGTGTGTATTATGAACAGCTTGCTGTTCTGTGCTACCGTATCGCTGATGAAGTTGTGATACGGACAATCGAACAAGCCATTGGAAAGGAACAATAACATGAAGTCATTTTTTCTCGTTCTTGCAGCCCTCTTTGCTGCCACTCCTGCCGTTGCCGCACCAAACAGCAACTTCACCGGCCCTCGCATCGACGTGACGGCTGGTCTGGATGATCTGAACCGCTTCCGCGACAGCACGATCAACTACGGTGCCAATGCTGGCGTTGATTTGCCTCTCGGTGATCGCCTGACGGTAGGTGCCGAGGTCAATGCCAACAACGTGTTCGACCGCAAGGACTTGGGTGCCGCTGTGCGCTTGGGTGTCGCTGCTTCGGACAACTTGTTGCTCTACGGCACGGCAGGTTATGCCTCGCTGCGCCCACTGCGTGACGTTCGCTCACCCAATGACTTCCGCACCCTTGAAGGGCTGCGCGTCGGCGGCGGTGCTGAAATTGCAAGCGGTCGGGGCTTGTATTCCAAGATTGAATACCGATACAGTGACTTCCAGCGCAACGCTGGCCGTCATGAAGCACTCGTCGGCCTCGGACTTAGGTTCTAAGCCGTAGCACATTGTTAGAGAGATAGGGGCCGAGTGGCCCCTATCTTTTTGCCCTCAAAACGGAGACAACCTATGGAACAGCTTCAACTTACTGACGGCATCACGCTCTTGAGCGGCCAACGCTTCTCATACGAGCAGCCTGAACTAGCTATCGTCGGTCTGGACGACATTGCTCGCCCACTAGCGAACATCTGCCGCTTTGCAGGGCAGCTACCACACTTCTATTCGGTTGCACAGCACGCCGTGAATGCCTCGCTCATCATGGATGCGATTGATCCTACTCAGAGCTACTCGGCGCTGATGCACGACACCGCAGAGGCATTCACGAACGACATTGTGACGCCGCTCAAGGTTGCAGTTCCTCTCTTCAAGACCTTGGAAGTGAAGATCGAGACCGCGATGGCCGACCGCTTCAAGTTCGTCTACCCGCTGTCGGAGCAGGTGCATTTTGTTGACCGGGTGATGCTCGGCCTCGAAATGAAGTATCTTCGCGGCCAGAACCCCGAAGAGCATGCCATTCTGAACGGCGTCGAGTTCGATCAATATATCGCTTACGTCGATCTTGGCAGTTGGGACCCCGGTCGCGCCTATCATGAGTTCCGTGCTCGTTTCTCGGACCTCTTCCCCACCGAACTAGGAGGACAACTATGATCCTACGCGATGCAATTCAATTCATGGAGCAGGCACACGCTGGACAGATACGAAAGCTGTCTGGCAAGCCCTACAGCGTGCATCCACGCGCTGTGGTGCATACACTTGCCACGATGGTTCGTGGTGTGGACCTGACGACGCTCGTAGCCGGTGCGCTGCATGACGTGGTTGAAGATACGCCCTACGACATCTTCGATATTCAGCGTCGGTTCGGACCACAGGTATCTACGCTGGTGTTGCAAGTCACCAATGCCAAGCAGCCTGCTTTGAACCGCACACAGCGTGCCAAGTATCAGCGAGATAAGCTGGCCATCATCACGCCGCAGGCACAGAACATCAAGTATGCTGATATTCTGGATAACATCACGAACCTAGCGACGGATGATCCCAAGTTCGCTGCTGTGTATCTGCCAGAGAAGCGGCTGCAACTGGCTGTGATGGGTGATGGTTACGCACCCTTGCGTGGTCACGTTTGGAACCAACTGCTTACAGAAGAAAGGATTCTCCGTGAAAGGCGATAAGAACTGTCCTCACTGTCGAGGCACCGGCACGCGTGGCTTCAAGGCCAGCACCATCGGCACCTGTTTGAGCAAGCCAGTGTCGTGCAAGGTGTGCGAAGAAGGCCCTTGTCAGTGCAATCTGATGGTCGGCGGGTAACTAATACCCGGTAACATTCAACAGGAGGGCTTGCTAACTCAGACACCTCGGCCTAAATACAGGCTTCTACCCGATACCGATACCAACAACAAACTTGATAGGAAAACAGAATGGCTAATCCCTCTGCACTTGAGCGCGTCATGTCACAGGCCGAAGACGCTTCGGCTAACTTTCAGGCTCCCGCGCTTCAGACCCCCTCCAATGTTCCCGCCGTTTCCAACGAGTCCTCGCGGCCCACGCTCGACAGCATCGCTGACAGCGCAGGCATTCAGGTTGATGAATACCTGACCGTCAAGGACAGCGGCTTCCGTCTTGGCGATGCCAAGGCGAAGATGTTCACGGAGGCTACCGTCCGTATCGACCTTTCCGAAGTGCAGCCGATCTTGTCGGTTCGTGCCAACCGGGCAGGCCAGACGACTTTCATCAAGTCGTATGACGGACGCATGACCTCGCAGGGTCAGAACTTTGAGCAGGCCACTGCTCAGCTTCGCGCTCAGAACGACAAGGTGGACGGTCCTTATCAGACTGTCGAAATCCCTGCCGAGTTGCTTGCAGATGCAGGCGGCGTCTCCGAGGGCCAGCGCATCGGCATCACCCCGGCGATTACCGGCGTGAAGTTCTGGACGAAGTTCTACAACGAGCTTCGCAAGAAGGGCTTGCAGAACTCGACCGTGGATGTGACCATCCGCCACAAGGGTCAGGTCAATTCCAAGGGCAACGAGTGGGGCGTCGTTGAGTTCGTCCTGATCGGTGAAGCAACTTCGTAAGGTTCAATCCCTTACGTCCTTGAAGGGGAGGGGGGCAACTCCCTCCCCTTTTTTTCTTGGAGAGACCTATGCCTTGGTTCGAGTTTAAGATCGTGCAGTCTCCTACCGAACGTGCTCTCAACGAGCTTGGTCGTGAGGGTTATCAGGTAGTGGCGACCCTCGCTAACTCTCCACAGCCTAGCCATCGTATCGTCATGCAACGTGAAGTGGTGGAAGATGCGGAGAAGACCGATGATTAACCTTTATGACGGCAACAACGTCATGCGTCGGGCAATGGAGAAGCAGCAGGTGGGGCCAGCCTCACCAATGACGCTTCGCCAACGCTACGAGGCCACCATTGCCAAGCCTAAAGGCACCGAGATTTGGGTGTGGGATGGGTATAAGCACAACGAGCGCCGTCAGGCGATCTACCCGCTCTACAAGACCAACCGCGAGCCTGCGGCTATGGACGTATTCGCACAGGTGAAGCTCTGGAAAGAGATACTCACCATGTCCACCGCAACACAGGTCGAAGTCTATGGATGGGAAGCAGATGATGTTATCAGCACACTCACCCGACGACTTTCCAGTAAGGGCGTTCCCGTCAATATACACTCTAATGATATGGACTACGCGCAACTCGCGCACCTACCGGGTGTCACCCTCGTTGGTGTCAACACCAAGGGCGTGCCAGCGCGGTGGGTTCCTCTCTACAAGGCGATGAACGGTGACACCAGCGACAACATTAAAGGCATCCCCAACTTCGGACACAAGCGGTGGGAGGCGATGGAAGATCATTGGGCGCAGATCGAGCGGGCCATTGCCCAAGGAAATCCTGCGGGGTTTGTTGGGCTACCCTTCAAGCCCGGAGTTATCGCTTGGCTCCAAGACCAAGAGAACGTGAACCTGCTCCAAGCCATGCTGACTGTCACCTACTTTGAGGACGTGCCAGACGATGAGCTTGAGGGCGGCATTAAGAATGGCGAGCTTAACCGAATGGCCGCACACCAACGATTGACGGAGTTCTTTCTATGACCTTACAGACCCGAGTGAAAGCATGGACAGACATTTGTTTTGGTCGAGCTATTAGTAGTGACACGCTAGAACGTGCTGACCGCTTTACCGAAGAGGCGTTGGAACTGGCACAGACCACGCCAGAGTTCACGCGTGAGCGTGCTCATGCACTGGTGGACTATGTGTTTGATCGTCCTACTGGAAATCCTGTGCAAGAGGTAGGCGGTGTGATGATTACTCTTGCTGCTCTGTGCAACGCCAACAATATCAATCTTAATGGTGCTGCTAACACCGAAATGAAGCGTATCTCTAACCCACTTATCATGCAGAAGATTCGTGCCAAGCAGGCCGCGAAGCCAACAGGATCGGCGTTACCACAATGACACCAGCACAAGAGCGAGCAGCCCTGTCTCTCATGGCAACAGGCACCTTCACCCACGCTGACATTCGGCGTGCCTTGCAGCGTGCCAACGTGCCCATTGACGACCTTGAGAACGCTACCAACAGCCTGCTACAGCGTGAGCGCGAGGCCGGTCGCATCCGGCATGAAACTATCCCCGGCAAGCCAGCGCATCTTAACGATCAATGGGTGCGGACGTGAAGGCTACGCACACCGACTACCTACACCCTCGGCACCTTCGCGTGGTCGAAGGCAGCAGAGTGCTCTGTGTCTCCCCTACCTGCTCTGACTACGCTGCCCTCAAGGGCAAGAGCTTACCGAAATGGAACCCGAAATGAGCATCAAGTCAGTCCTCGTTGACGCCAATACCCCGCGTGAGACGCTCGACGCCATTAAGGCAGAGCTTGCAACGTGCGAGGTGTATGGCCTTGACTGCGAGACGCAGGACGAGAACCGGCATCCGGGTCTCGAAATCTATAACAACAAGAAGCGGCACGTCTTTGACCACCGCCGCACTGTGATGACCGGCTTCTCGACCTACGTCGAGGGCAGCGACACCGCATACTATTTCAACCTCGCTCACGCTGACGAAGCGAACCGCTTGCAGCAGAGCGTGGCGCTTGAGGTGCTGGAAGCAGCAAGCAAGGATGCCTTGTGCATCGCTCATAACGCTCCCTTTGAACTGGTGATGTTCAACCAGTGCTTGGGTGTTCAACTCGACAACGTGATCTGCACCATGCAGATGGCGGTGTCCCATCATGGACCTGACGAATATGACCTCACCACGTTCGCGCAAACGCCGCTCCCCTACGCTTTCTCCAAGACGCTCGCAGCACCTATCGTCACGGAATGGGCTAGTTATGAGCGTGGGGCCAGCCCGAACGCCAAGCAGCAAGAACTCCTTGGAAAGTTTACAGCCAAAGAGAGTAAGTCTGCTCACAACTACAACGGATTCGTTGACAGTATTGCTTACGGCTACTCACTTAAGAAGCTGACGTTCAGCGCCTACGGTGTGAAGCAGAAGACCTATGACGAAGTGCTGAAAGAGAACGGCGCGAACCACATGGGCGAGCTTACTGGTGAGCAAGTCGTGGCCTACGGTGCCGACGATGCCTATTGGGCGGTGCTACACTTCCGTCGCATGTTCAACGACATGCTCAAGACTAATCCGGCTGCGCTCAAGGCGTTCTTGTTGACCGAGAACCCGATGATCTACCTCTATGCTGACGCATGGTTGGAAGGTATTCGACTTAACCTTGTTGAAGTCTTCAAGCGTCGTGACATTGAGCGCGAGGAAATGGCGAAGCTGCTTCGCAAGTTCAAAGCACAGGTCAAGGCCATGCTCCCCTTCCCCGGCAAGCCCAATGAGAAGCTGATGGAGAAGGAAGATTGGTATGCTACGCACTGGATGAAGAAGCGCAATCAGATTGAATTGTGGGCACGTTCAGATGACAGCGACGATGACTTCACGCAGTGCTTCCAGACTGCCAACCCTGTCGGCAATGGATGGGCGGCAGAGAACAACATGGCCGTGCCTGCTGGCAAGCTGAACCTCGGCTACTGGCAGACTATGCGTGTGCTGATGTATGATCTGGCTGGCCTGCCTATCGTGTATGAGCATGGCAAGGTGCAGTCGGACGGTGACGCTCGCGGTAAGATCAGATTGAAGTTGGTTGACCAGCAGAAGATGGACTTGATGGAGTCCATTCAGCTAATGGCCGACATTGACCAGCGCATGAAGCTGTATCTGACGCCCTACACTCAACTTATGGACCCCGATACCAGCCGTGTCTATCCTAGCCTTTCCTCACAGCTTGCCACGCGACGACTTGCCACGTCGTTCCCAAACCCTATGCAACTCGCCAAGTTGGGAGAGTCCGCATATATCCGAGGGTTCTATCTTGCTGATGATGACGATAGCGTCGTCGTTTCCGCTGACTGGTCTGCCATCGAGTTGGTCCTCATTGGTGAACTGTCTGGCGGCGAGGGATTTCGCAAGGTCTATGGGCAGTTGCCCTATGGAGACATGCACTCGGGCGCAGCAGTCGATGGATTGTCGGTCAAGACCCTGCCGGGGCTGACTGAGGAAGAGTTCAAGGAGTTCAAGTATGGCCGAAACCCCAACAATCGAACGCTCGTTGATATGTCCGGTCAGACCCTTTCACCTTCGGACTTTCACAAGTGGGCGCGGGGCACTGCTGTCGGAAAGGGGATTAACTTCTCCTACTGGTATTCGGGTGCTCTTTCCACGGTGGCGGCAAACCTTGGTTGGTCAGACAAAGAGCATTGGGACGCCGTAGACAAGTATCGTGAGCGTTTCCCTGACGAGGAAGCGTGGCGTGTCGGGCGGCACCAGTTCGCAGCAGAGCACGGCTACGTCATTCTCCCTGACGGGCACCGCCGCAATCGTTTCGAGACGACGAGCGAGTGGGGCAGGCAGATGAAGGACAAGTTCATGCAGATCACGGCTGCGCCGGGGATGCAGAACTATGCCGAGAAGGCCATCCGTAAGATACAGGGCCGTGCTCGCAATCAGGTGGTGAACGCAGAAATCCAAGGCACCTGTGCCACGTTGGCCAAGCGCACTCTGCTCAACCTCAAGCCCAAGCTGATCGAAACTGACATCAAGGCTCGCTTGATGATGCCTATTCACGACGAGCTTGTGTTCAGCGTGAATAAGCGTGACGTGCCTGCCTTCATCCCCGTCCTGCGTGAGGCTATGACCACTCACCCTGACATTGTGAAGACCTTGCCGCTCCACTGCACCGTTGCAATGGGACGCACCTTCCGGCCATTCTCCAAGACCGATCCTAAGATGACGCAGATCGAGTTGGACGAGGCTTCGGCTATTGAAGGTGTGATCGGCAAGGAGTATGAGGGTAAGGCCCTTGACGAACCACAGATTGAAACCCTTTTGGATTGGATGTTTACATGAAGATAAGCCCTGAAATGACGGGACGGCTGATCGGCTATGCGATCCTCGCTTTCCTGATCCTAGTGGTGCCCTACCTGATTGTGGCTGTGGCCCTGTGGGACTTCAACCTTGCATGGTGGCAGCGGCAGGACCGTCAAGCCATGCTGATGATGCAGATCGGCACGGCGTTTGGCCTGTATATTCGCGGAGCTATCGCAGCGTCACGGACGGTCCCTGAAACTGCTGACGACTTCCGATCATGAAAAACGACGGCAAGGAAGCCGAGAGGGCATTTGAACGACACTGGTCTGCCAAGGGGCACGTCCAGCGTCTTCGTGATCGCAAGGACTTGATGGCCCTGAACCCCGGCGTCAAGAACATCAGCGATTTCAAGAAGCCTTCTGACTTCCTTGTCTCGTCACCTGTTGATCCGCTGCACTATGCCGAGGTGAAGTCCACGCTGAAAGGCGTGAGCTTCCCCTTTGGTGCGATACAAGACGGACAGCATCAGGCTGCTATTCGTGAGGCCAAGCGAGGCTCCCACAGCTATCAATTCTACATTTTCTCCTATGAATTAGGGCAATGGTTTGTTATGTCTTGCCTTCAATATTCATCGCTCATCGAAGACGGTAAGCGATCCATTAAGTTTAAGGATTTGCAGCCGTGGAAAATATGACTGACGTGATGGTTGATATTGAGACGATGGGCACCAACCCCCACACGTCAGGGATCATCCAAGTTTCTGCTATCAAGTTCAACTACGAGACCGGCGAGCTAGGGGGCATGTTCGACCGCTGTCCTATGCCGCTCCCCTTCCGAGGGTGGAGCGACAGCACGCGTGAGTTCTGGAATGGTCGTAACCGCAAGGTCTACGAGAGCATCATCATGCGCTCCGAGCCTGCACGTCCTGTGTATGAGGACTTCGTGAAGTTCTCCACTGATGGTGCGCCTGCCAACGGCTATCGCTTCTGGAGCAAGCCTCTCTCCTTCGACTTTGCGTTCCTTGCGGACGCCTTGGAGTCCTTGGATATGAAGATGCCGTATCACTTTCGCTATGCGCGTGACCTCAACAGCTTCGCCGCTGGTCTGATCGGCAACCCGGAGCATCCTGACTTGGAGGGCCGCGTCGTCAACGAGGGTGACGCACACAATGGTCTGCATGACTGCGCGTATCAGATTGATATGCTCATGCACATCAAGTCCCGTTTCATTCCAAGTGAGGTGCTGTAATGGATGACATTCAAGGACAGTTCTACGTCTACCCCTCGGGTCTGCTGAAAGACAAGTGGCGTTGGCGGTATGTCAGCAAGAACGGGCGCAAAATCTACGCGACCACCGAGTCCTACGAGAACCTACAGGACTGCATCAACACCATCCCTCACCTACAGAGCCGTCCGCGCTCTTGGATCGTGCTGGATCGTCATGGTAAGCCGAAGAAGCGGAAAGCCTAATGGACTTCGTGCTGCCTGACGGCCTGCGCGTTCACCTGATCGGAGACCCCCACCTTGGCAAGAAGTTCGAGCAGGGTGTGTCGCTGCGTAACAGGGGAAAGCGTGAGGCCAGCCAGTTCCAAGACTTCCGCGACCGCCTTGAGGTGGACGCAGACCTCATTATCATGGTCGGAGACCTCTTCGATCATCCTTATGTAGGCTACGCAGTAGTTACAGAGACACAGCAAGCCTTAGTAAGCGCAGCCCTTAATAACCCTGACGTGACTTACGTCATGATGGCTGGCAACCACGACATGCCTCGCAACACAACCGCTGTGGGGGCCTTCCACGACCTTGAAGAACGCTTGGGAGGTCGTTATGAGAATCTCTTAATTGCTCGTCGGCCAATGGTCGTCAAATCAGTAGCCCTCTTTCCTTGGGAATGGGACCGCAGAGCCGACGAGCAAGTTTCAGACCTCGCAGGTGAGACCGGCATCCTTACAGTGGTAGGGCATTGGGACCTGACCCTGTTCGACGCCGAGAAAGACAAGCACTTTGTGCCCATCAAGGAGCTTCGCGCTGCCTTCGGTGACGTGCCACTGTGGAGCGGCCACTATCATGTCCCCGGCAGGTATGGAGAAGTCATCTGCACAGGCTCGCTACAGCCCTACAGCCACGGTGAGGACCCTGCGGGCCGTCTCTACCTGACAATCACGGCTGACGAGGCGCGTAGCCGCCCTGCTGACGATTTTAAGGGCAAGCATGTTCGCGTCCTGCTGAAACCCGGCGAGGATTTGCCTGACCTAGACGCGCTGGCAGTCACCCAAAAGAGGGTGAAGGTCGATGAGCAACCGACAAAGGTTACTGCGTCACTTGCAGATTTTGACTGGAATAAAATCTTGTCCGAGCGTATCGCTAAGCTCGATCCCAAGGTTCGGGATTTCATTAAGGAGCGCCTGCCTTATGAAGACACCACCGCAGAACAGCATGACGGTAGCCCTGAAGCTGTTCGACAAGGCGAGACAGATGGGAATACCAGCGAGGGTTGAATCCTCGTTGGTTGCACGATCTGACAGTCGTTACGTCATCCTGTTCCCGCGTGATTGGAACAGAGCGGTAATCCGCATCAGCAGTCACCGCCCCCCTGAGGGGGCATCGTATCAACTATCGCTAGATGTTCACACGCCACAAAGACTAGCATCGGCTGTGACCACTGGTATCGAATGGATGGAGAATACCTATGCAGAGCACAATCAAAGTGAAGCTGGAAGTCCTGCCGCATGGGGCGGGCCTACCCTTCCCACGTTACCAAACAGAGGGTTCGGCGGGGATGGACCTGTCGTCCGCAGAGGACGTGATGGTCGCAAGAGGCGCGACAAAGGTCGTCGCCACCGGCATCCGAATGGTGGTCCCCGAAGGCTACGAGATTCAGATACGCTCAAGGGGCGGGCTGGCCTCGAAAGGTATCTTCGTTACGAATGGGCCGGGGACTGTTGACAGCGACTACCGTGGTGAAATCATGGTGCTGTTGACCAACTTGGGTCTGGAAGATTTCTATATCAAGCGTGGCGACCGCGTAGCGCAGGCTGTTACAGCGCCAGTGCTACGGGCCGAGATTGATGAAGTCGATTTCATTGACACAGAAGAGACCGAGCGCGGCGAAGGCCGCTTCTCTTCTACTGGCGTGGCGTAGGATCAGGGTCAATACGAACTATTGACCCACCCTGCTGTGCCTGAATCTGTTTGAGTATCATGTCTCGCTCCTTGGCCGCTTGATCTTGCGTCTTGAGGAGCGAGACTTGCTCTTGCAAATCCTTCTTCTGCGACTCGTTGGCGTTATACTGCTGAAGTGCAGCCCACGCCATGAACGACAGCATCAAAGATATGATGAGACCACCGGCCCACTTTAGGGCATTCTTCAAGTCGGTGATGTCGCCAGTGATCTTGTCCAGCTTTACGTCAAGAATCTGACGGCTGTTAGCGAGGGCATGCCGGTTCTCGGCAGTAGCAAGCTCAAGCGAGGCGACCTTATCACGCAACTCCCGGTAATCCTCGGTTTCGGGCACTTACTTTTCCTTCGGGCATGACGCGATCACTGGTTCTACTTCGCCTAGCCGCGCTACGCGCTGCATGCGACCAGCGTAGACAAGCTGATAACGCTCTGCTGCATCCTTAGCTGCAAGCAAAGCCTCGTCAGTATCAACGTAGGTTGGCGGTGCTGTCATCGTCTTCGGGACGCACGCTTGCGACACCGGCACGTTGACTGTTACCGTCTTGATGATCGGCTCTGGCACTGCTGCCTGCTTGGTAGCACAGGCTGACAACAGCAATAGAGGTAGAAGGAAGGCGGCTTTCATCGTTTCAGGTCTTTCAGAACTCGGTTATCAATGTCGGTGATCCGGTCCTGCAAGGTAGCACCCTGTGGTTTCCGTGACATGAACTCCGCTAGGCGACGTTCAGCCTCACGCGACTTTGCTTGGGCCAAGGCGAGTTCCTTTGTCAAGCGTCGTAGTTCAACCTTCGACGCCTCAGACTGCTTCGTAAACGCGATGTTCTGCGTCTCGATAGCCTTCTGCAAGATCACCACGTTCGCATTAGCCTGTGTGAGCCGTGCGATGTAGCCGGTCTTGGGATCGGTGATCGTCAATGCAAGACGGTCGCGCTCCTTGGTGATCTGCTTGTTCTCGAACCCTGATTGAATCAGGAAGTAGCCGACAACGAGCGAAGCGAGAAAGGCAACGATGGTAGCGGCTTTCCAGAGTGAGCCGCCGAGGATGGATTTGATAGACAATGCCATTTTATTTGGACTCTGAGGGAGGGGTGGGGACAGTCAGCGAAACGTCTTCATTCTGAACGGTAGTGTCGCTGGCACCAACGTTGATTGAGGTGGCACCGGGGCCAGCCGCAGAAATGCGAAGGCCCAAGGCGACAGCAAGGATGCTGACCACAGTGATGCCGAGGATGGACATGAGACCAATGAGCGCATGGTCCTTCATGTCAATGAGCTTGAGCAGAACAGCGAGACACGCGTTCGTGTTCTCAGGAGACGTAGCTTCCGCAAGAGCGCACCACGCACGCGGCGCAGTCTCATAGAGTTGCCAGCCCACGAAGGCGGCGACAGTGAATGCAGCCAGAGCAAACGCAACAAGCGTCCATCCGTAGCGGCTCTTGAGTGTGGCAGGTGGCGAAATCATGGAAACAAAATCTCAATGAGGATGTAGATACAAAAGATATTAGCAACCGTTAAGATTGTGACGATTGTCAATATTGACTTTTTGAACTTTTGCAAGCTCTCCCAAAGGACTAGGGTAAGCAGCGAGCCAACCACCAGTTTACCGATGGATAGTATCAGCAGCCATTCGAGTGGTGTCATGACATCCCCGCTACAATTAAGTCCTCTTGGAAGATCATGGCATAGCCAGCGATCTTGTCGGCTTTGTCCGTTCCGTTGATGATAGGACGTGCAAGCACGAACTGTGCGCGAGTAGCCTTACCTTTGGCAGGCAGTCGCTTCGTCAGCGACACGCCCGTAAACCATCCGGCCATCATCCCCTCAACGAGAATACGAGCGGCGACCGGCAGCGTCATAGCAAGGTCGGGGTTGTTCACAAGGTCAATCTTCAACAGCGCACCGACGCGAGCGTAGTTCCCGCGCCACGTCAACTGCACAAAACCGCGACCAGCATACTTGATTCCGTCGCCGGGATAAATGTTTCCGTTGCGCTTCGCCAACGTGGGGCGCGTGCCGCGAGGGTCATACATACGAGTGAGATAGCCGTGTCCACCGAGTTCCTTGATCGGCTGCATGGTGCCGTTGGTCTCATGGTAGGTCGTCGCCAGCATGTAAGCCAATTGTGCTAGGCCAACACCCCGCACCAATGCTGCGTTGACAATCTCGCTGGTCCCCTCGAACTCGTCCGCATCCAACACCGGCCCAAGCAGTTTCCCTTTGCGGAGTCGGTCATAAAATACGGGGAGGTTCATTTTATAAGGCTTTCTTTTATGTATTATACTTAGTAATAGAAGAAAAAAACATATCAATGATAGGAAGTGGTTGCTATGGAAATCTCATGCTGAAAAATATCACCTACTCGGTTGCCTTCCCTATAAACCAAGTTGCCTTGGAAGGGAAGTTTGAACCACAACCGGGCCTCACCGCCGTCATCGGACCCAATGGAGTTGGCAAGACCTTCGGCTCCATCGAGATGTCCCGCTTCCTGCTTTACGGGAAAGCCGCCCTACGAGGGCCAGCGTCAGATTACAAGAAGCTTGATGCGTCAGGCGTTGTCAACATCAAGGGTGCTGACTACACAATCGCACGCTCTAGCAAGAAGGAAACCATTACGGACACCACCGGAGAGGTGCTGGCCGTTGGTGCTGATGCTGTCAACAAGAAGATCATCGAACTGATGGGCTACGGCCTGTCCGTGTTCGACGTGTGCAATGCCAGCGTGCAGAAGAAGGCTGACATCTTCGGAGCCATGCGACCAGCCGAGCGCAAGCGCATGGTCGATGAAGTCGTGGGCCTTACCAGCAACGAGCAGGTTGAGAAGGCTGTGAAGAACGAGGCTGCGACCTACAAGCGCGAGGCCGAGGCGCTGACGCGACAGCTTTTCGTGCCCGAGAAGCCGGTCAAGCCCGACGACTATGAAACCAGCAGCGACCTTGGGCTGGAATACGCGCAGGATGAAGATCGCTACAAGCTGGCACAAAAACTACGCGAGCTTATTCGACCCGAGAAAGAAATCCCTAAGCCCGATGGTGTGCGCCCGAAGGACGGTGAACGTGAGGTTTTGATAGCCCGACAGGACAAGCACAAGCGCGTCGAGGCTCAACGAAAAGCTCTCCAAGCACAGATCGTTGAGCAGACTGAGAACGAATATACGCCAGAGCAGCTTGAGAAAGCTGTCGAGCGTCTAGCCTATCATGCCCTTGCTGAGAATGCTGTCACCTGCCCCACCTGCGGCGACAACTTCGTGCCGGGGGTTGGTCATGTCACTATGCCTGATGGTCCTGACCTGACGCGAGAAGAGATACGTCGTCACGGTCAGATGATGCGGTTGATCGAGGACTCCAACAAGGCTCGCGCAGAACTGGCGGCATTGCCTAAGACACAAGACGTGAACGAAGAACTGCACTCAGTGAATAACCTGATCGCACAGTGGAACGGCTTTGATGCCTTAACCAAGCGTGCCGAAGGTCAGCGTGTAATCAACGCCAACGCCAAGCGTGACCTTGCTCTCATGGGTGACGTGCCCACCGCAGCAGATTTGGACGCTCTCAAGACACGGCTGTTTGACGCTCGCTACTATGAAAGGCTACTCAATGATTACCAAGTGCAGCAAGACCGATACGAAAAAACCTCGGCAGAAATCGCGGAAGCCCTGCGACTTGCTGACGCATTCCGAGAAGGAGCAACTAGCCTTGCAGATGCAAGGGCCACGCTCAAGGCGCTCCTTGCTCCGTCTCTTAGTCGAGTCGCTTCGCGTCTCCTAAACGATATGACCAACGGAAAGTATTCCGAAGTAATTGTTGACGACGACATGGAGATAACGGTCAACGGTCAAAGTATCGAGACCCTATCTGGCGGCAACGAGACCGTCGCCAACATCGCCCTTCGTCTTGCGCTTGGGCAGGTGCTCGTCGTTGAGACCTTCCCTGTGTTTCTTGGGGATGAAATGGATGCTTTTGCTGACGAGAGCCGACGTGAAGCAGTGGCCGAAGCAATGGCTGCGCTGCTCGACAAGGGCCACCTCAAGCAAGTCATCCTCGTCACGCATCGCGGCGTGGCAGCAGCCGATCATGTGATCGACTTAGGTAATACTGAGTAATAGCCTGATATTCGTTTTGCAGTAGCAGAGCTTAGTTGTATCTGGCTGTATCACAGGAGATTTAGAAATGCTTACCCCCGAAGTCATCGCGGACATACTTGTGCGTTACAAGCAGACCCGCTCCCCTTTCAAGACTGCCACCTCCGTAGGTGTCAGCGTTGACGAAGTGTTCTCGGTCATCAACAGCCAGCAAGAGCGCGTCGTCACAGCCGAAGAGCGTTATGGTGGCCTTGGTCGCCCTGACATTCGGAAGCACACTGTTGCTCGTCGTTCTGCCACGCTGCTAGGTTGGGACAATGACAACCCCGCCATTATCAAGGCACGCGCAGACTATGAGGCAGGCACGCACATCATGGCCACTGGTCGTGACGGCGGCACCCTGATCCTCTATTCAATCCCGCGCAAGGGTCGTCCTGATCCAATGCCGGGTTACTTCCTGCCAGAGGTCGCGTAATGAAAAAGCATCCTCTAATCATGTCGGGTGGACCGGCCATCGTTGACCCCAACGGCGGCGTGTTCCAGCCTGTTGCCGGGTCGTCTGTCATTCAGGTGGACGCTTCGCAGCTACGCAACGGCAATCGCCCCTACCACGGCGAGCTACAGTATCTCGGCCTGCTCCAAGAGCTAGTCGATCTGCATGAGGAAGACCCTACGCCACGCGAAGATCGCACAGGCACTGGCACCTTCTCGACGTTCGGACGGCAGATGCGGTTCGACATTGAGGACGAGTTTCCTCTGCTGACCACGAAGAAGGTGTTCTTTCGTGGCGTCGTAGAGGAACTGTTGTGGATGCTGTCAGGCAGCACCAGCGCCTTGCCTCTGCAAGAGAAGGGCGTTCACATTTGGGACGAGTGGTGCGACGAGAACTGCGAGCTTGGCCCTGTGTATGGTAAACAGTGGCGGGCTTGGGAAACCAATCGAACGACCGTAGAGCGCGGAGAGACCGAGTTCATGGGTATGGATTGGTCTATCCAGAAGCCTCTTGTGATCGACCAAATCTCCAACGTCATCAAGAGCTTGATCGAGAAGCCAAATGATCGCGGCCATATCGTCAGCGCATGGAACGTGGCTGACATTGACAGCATGCGCTTGCGTCCCTGCCACGCCCTGTTCCAGTTCTACGTCAAGGATGGAAAGCTCTCATGTCAGTTGTATCAACGATCCGCCGACATCTTTCTTGGCGTGCCCTTCAACCTCGCATCCTACGCGCTGTTGACGCACTTGATTGCCCGCGAAGTTGGCTTGGGTGTGGGCGAGTTCATCCACACCTTTGGCGATCTTCACCTGTATGCCAACCACGTCGAGCAGGCGAAGGAACAGTTGTCACGAAACCCAACACCCTTTCCGTCACTCAAGGTTGTTGGCGACAAGGACATCTTCGACCTGAACTCGGAAGATATTCAACTCTTCAACTACAGCCCCCTCCCCTCAATCAAAGCGGAAGTTTCAGTATGAGCGATTCCCAATACATGCACCTCGGCAGCGAAGCCGAGGCCGACGATCTGGAAGCAGCCGGTAAGGCTCCTGTTCAGTTGCCCGATTTGGAACTGACGGAAGTCATCAGCGACGAGCAGCCGTTCGATCCTCTCGCCGCCTTGCAGGCTGTCGGTATCTCGCACATGCCAGAGCCGATCCCTGCCGAAGAGATTGAGGCATACTCGCACGATGTCACTCTTGCGATTGACAACGGCGTTGGTCCCAACGTGATTGGTGATTTCACCTATGCTGGTGAAGCTGACAACTCGACGGAGCCGCTGACAACCGGCGTGAACCCCAAGGACCTGATCGGATTGACGAAGCCAGACCTGTCGCTTATCCCCGGTGCCGCGCTACTCTATGAGTCGCAGGCAATGATGGACGGAGCGAAGAAGTATGGCCCATACAACTGGCGTGACAACCCCGTTCTCTACCGGGTTTATATCGCGGCTGCCATTCGGCATCTTTATCAGCTTCTTGATGGTGAGGACTTCGATCCTATCAGCGGCGTGCATCATGTCGGTCATGCGCGGGCCTGCCTCGGCATCCTCGCGGACGCGAACGAGACCGGCAATCTTGTTGACGACCGACCGACCAAGGGAGCGTCAGGAGAAATGATCCGACGCTTCGGAGATACACAGTCGTTCCGCAGATAAAGGAAGAGGGGGCGAAAGCCCCCTCTTTTTTGTGTATCAGATTTAATACCTTACGCCGCTTGTCTTTCACGACCTTGGGTCTGTTAATAGGCAAACGCAGCGAGGCTGCGACAGGGTTACGCTTGACCTTGGGCATTGATCCTCTCCAACAGGGTTGCGACTTGGGCTTCCAGAGCTTCCACCCTATCAACCAACTCGCCTCTTGTCACGCCGCTACGGCGATTTTCTTTATCCAGTTTCTCACGCTTGGCGTTGTCCTTGACCCAACGGCCCTTCTCAAGGTCGAACCATTCACAGGCAGGATCAGTCGTATGCTTCGTCGTGGCACGAACGATGTGCCCCTCTGGCGGGTCCTCGCCGGGGTTCGTTAGAACCTGATGCATCTTCCCATCTTCGTCAAAGACCAGCCACTTTTTCATCTTAGCCATTACCATTCGCATAACCATCGGAGTTTGGTTCTAGGCGAAGCGCATTCGCGGTCAAGGCTTTGTAGAAATTGAGGCGAACGTCATAGTTTCCCGCAGCAGGCGCGACCGATTGAACCATAGTTAGCTCACCATAGTCATTTAGGTTTCCTTCTTGATCCGTAGAGGTAACACTTCCGGTGGCATATGGCCCAATGTCCGTCCAGCTATTGGCTCCCGCAGGAGAATACTGGAACTTCGCCACAAGACGCGTGGACCTAGTGATACCGAAGCAGGAATATTGAGCACTCAAGTTGCACACCAACGTCTTGCCCGAACCCACATAGACAGGAGCAGCCGCAGTGACAGCCGGTGTTCCCGCTACTGCCGTTACGTTCGTCGGCATATAGACAGCAGCGCCTGATCCTGTTCCACCTGTGGGAGGAGGAGTAACAGGTGGCGGCACATAAACCGCGTTCTGTTTAGCTACAGCTACAGGGTGAGCCGAAACAAGCGTGCCCTTGTAGTAAATGTTCAGCGTGAAGCTGCCGCTGCCTGTCACAGTGTTAGGAAGAGTGACTTGGCCCTTCGATGGACTGCCAGCGCCGTTGTCAACAGAGATACCGGATAAAGCGGGAGTCTGGCCGGAAATAGCGTAGGTAGTATCCCCGCTGGTCGTCACTAACTGACCGCCTTTGAGCACCTTAGGCAGAGCCAACGTGACAGGAAACTGACCCGCGTCAAGAACACCGCTGCTATTGGCATTGAGCGTTACAGTTGTAACCGTGTATTCTGAAGTCACCTGCGAGTTCGCGGTAACGTCAGCACCCATCTCGTTGCCGGGACCCGGCGTGAAGTTAGGATGCACAGTCTGAGACGAACCAGCAGTCGTCACCATTGGTTCACCGATGTAGGTAATCATGTCGCCAGCAGGGCCACCGCCTGCACCAGCATAGACTTCAAGCCAAGCATAATAAGCATTGGCAGGCACGTTTACAAAGGCTGCTGGCTTGTAAAGTAGAGGAGTGCCTCCGGTTCCACTTGCAATTGAAGTATTGGTTATGCCGTTACCGTTGGCATCAACCCACCAAATCACAAAGTTCCAAGCACGATTTTGACCTTGTGCATCAATGCCAATGTAAGCTGAAACACTAAGACGTTCAAAAGGACGAACAGGAATTGGTGCTACCGCTAACTTAGTTCCGATACTAGCTGTTTCAGTTCCAGCAGCACCAAAGCGAGTCGTGCCTACGATAAAAGCACGACCATCTATTACTTGCTTGTCAAAATAAACATTGTTAGCGACAGCGAGCAAAGGTGCCCAACCGTTAGTGCCGCCCTCCATTAAGGAGAAGCGCACGCGATTGCCGTCACCAAGCGCGGTGTTGAGCGAGGTAACGTCTGCACCAGCAGCAGCCGTAGACCTGTCGGTGCGAATGATCGTGAACGTATCTGTGATGTTGGTGAGGTTTCCTTTGGCAGTCACCGTCACTTGCAGGTTGCCGCCGAAGTTGGCGAGCGAAAGCGTGCGAGTGTTGCCCGTTCCATTGAGCGTCACGTTGGGCGAGACCGTCCACGTTATAGTCTCGCTGGCATTCTGCGGCGTAGCCGTCAGCGTGATTAGCTGGTTAGGATTGACAGCCACGTTGTCCAAGAAAAGGAACGCCTGCTGGTCAGCCGTCAGCTTGATGACAGAGCCATTCAAACCATTCGATGCCATGACCGTAGGAGTGGCCCACTCGGTAGGAGCGATCGTGTCCGTCGCAGCAGCAGCAGCAGCAGTGGCCGTGGTCACATACAGGGGATCGTTAGCCGCGTTGACTGTGGGCACAGCTTGCGTCCAGCCCTGAAGATCGCCAGACAGCACGCCGGTTTGGAACGTGAGGGTCGTGTTCAAAGTTGGCTTGGTTGGGATCGAAGCGGCACGCTTGTAGAGGAACACAGTCGCAACGCTGATACCCGATGGCCCCTGACTACCGCTGGCACTGGCGACCAAAATCTGTGGAGCCGTCCACTCAGTCGCAGCAATGGTGTCTGTCGTATTGACGTTGCTTGCCGTGGCGACAGCAACCCACAACGGCAAGCCGTTGTCGTTTGGAATGGTAGCCTGCCAACCGTTGTTGAGATTGGCCACAACACCCGACGAGAACGTGTAGGTCACGCCTAACGTTGGCAAGGTAGGAGCATTGGTCGCACGCTGGTAGATGTAGACAATGGCGTTGTTCAAGCCCTGTGAGCCACCAGCACCGTTTTGGGCCATGACAGTAGGCGCAGCCCACTCGGCCCCCGGAATAACGTCTGTGGGGTCTGCTGACGAGGCGGTAACAGTGGTGACGTAAAGCAGGTTGCCGTCGTTGGTTGGAACAGTCTGCTGCCAGCCCTGAAGATCGCCAGACAGCAGACCCGTAGCGAACGTAAAAGTCAGATTCGTTGTCGGCTTCGTCGGCACAGTTGTAACAGGCGAACGCCTATACAAGAACACCGTCGCCACGTTGAGACCAGCGGGGCCTTCGCTGCCAGTGCCGGGAGGACCATCCTGTGCAAGAATCGTGGCACCAGCCCACTCGTTTGGCTGGATGATGTCAGAGTTCGTGTCGTTGCTTGCTGACGCGACAGTAACCCACAACGGCAGACCATTGGTGGTGGGGATTGTTCGCACCCAACCGTTGTTGTGTCCGGTAAGAACACCCGACGAAAACGTGTAGGTCGCAGCAGTTGTTGGTAGATCAGGCGTAGTAGCCTTGCGCTGATACAGATAGACCGTCGCAGTATTCAGACCCGGAGCACCGCGATCCACAAAGAGAACGATCTTCTCAAAGGTCGGCACAGTTCCAGTAGACCTGTGGTCCGCAGTAACCATGTAGCTCACACCTTGGTGGCTGAAGATGTCGCCCACAAAGTAGTCAGTATTGCTGGCCCATGCGCCGCGTGGATTGTTACGTGTGGCACCCGGCGTAGCAGGACGCAAGTCTTCAAGCGTCTGCTGGCCACCCGAGTAGAAGACCTGAGCCGCAGTAATCGTATTGGCATCGACAACAGCCGTGCCAACTAGGGGCGCAGAACGCGCACCACTACGATTGATCGTATAAACATTGAAGATATAGGTGCCATCAGGTGGGTTCACTAAGTCAGCACTTGTCAGCGTGGTCTTCTCAGTGAGCACTTGCTCAACGCCACCATTCACCGAGTAGGTGACGCGGAAGCCGCTGACCTGTGCGCCTGAAGGACGCTGCCAGTTGGCGGTGAGGCTGACGTTCTGACCCTGCACAGCTTCCGTCACCATGACGCGCAGCAGCGTGTTGTCAGGCGGTAGCAACGGGGTTGGCACGTTGCCCCGCAAAGTCTGATAGACAGTGTTGACGTTGCTCACGCCATCAGAAGCAGCCCACTTGCCAGTGTCCACTTCCAGTGCGCTGATCGTCACGCGCTCGCCATCGTCGCTGTATTCTACGTTCGTCACGCGATACAGCAGCGGCAGGGTAACAAGCGTTGCAGCCTCAAGCGCAATGGCGAGGTTGTCTGGCAGACCAGCAGGCAATGCAGCGTCAAGATAGATGGTCGTGACCGAGCCGCGCTGTGCGAAGTTGTTGGTGACATTGCGCTCTGCAACAATCGTCGGCTTCGTCCAATCCGAGTTCGTTGGCTGCGTCGTGCTCGCAGGATTATACAGCGGATTCATATAAGCGAACTTGAGCTTGTAGGGAATGTTAAGCTCAAGACGCAAAGGGTCGCGCACGATGATCGACATGCGATCAGCAGCCACAGTGATCGTGCGACCAGTGGTGCGCTTGGCCTGATCGCCAAGGTGGCCGTCCGCTACGAGGATCGTGGAAAGCTGTTCGATGTTGCGGCCACGACGGTTCGTAGTGAAGCTGACAAGCCGTGTCTCATTCACAGACGAGCGCAGACGGATCATCAGACGACGCATCGCTTCTTGACGATTGGTGCAGCCCACCAGTGCAATGCTGGATGGTTTGTGCCCAATCAGCGCAATGCTGTTATTGTCGTAGAGATGAACCGTATCTTCCTGATAGTCCATCTCGGCATTGAGAAACGTGCCGGTGTAATCGTTGAAGCGCGAATCCACGTCGCTGTGACTGTAAACAAAGTCACCTTCGATATTGTCAAGCGTGAACAGGTCAACGGGATTGTCAGGCTTATCGACCTTCATCCTCCACTGGCCGTCACCTTCGTCCCACGCAAAGCCGCCTACAGCGCCCGCCATGTAGCGAACAAACTCTTCGGCCTTCATCTGCTGGTTGGCAACGACGTTGAGGCTGTAGCGAGGATGCACGCCGCCCTTGCCGTCAGGCACCATCTCACTGAACCACTTGGACGCTTCCAGCGCATCCCACTTGTTTAGATACGAGCCGGGTGCGAGCAGGGAAATGCCGCTCAGTTCGTCAGAGATAATGTCATTGATGACCCAAGCCGGATCGTTCGTCCAGCCCTTCGCCCAAGAGCCATCCCAAATGCCAGCGTTGTAGACGCGGGTCTCAGGGTTGAAGATCGAAGTCGGCGGCACAGAGACGATCTTTGCGTCGGTCTCGACCTCAACGTCAGGCACGCCCGAAAGTTGGTTCGATGCCTTGCCGTAAATCTGAAGCCAAGAGACGCCGCGCCAATCTTCCTCTTCGCCAATCTCATCCTGATAGACGGCAGCAGCCGACTCCCAATTGATGTTGCGCTTCTCAAAGATCGGATCAGCGTCAACGCTGTCTTTCTCAACGAGACGGCAGCGAATGTCCCAAGTGCGGTTCGCATACGCGCCGGTCGAAGGCACCCACATGCGAAGCTCATGCACAGATGGGCTACCCGTCTTGCCGGTGATCTGAAAGGCTCGCTGAGCAGCATAGCCGGTCTGAGCATTCTGATTATAGGAGTCGTTGAAATAAACTTGAGCGACCAACCCAACAATCGAAGTCTGCATTTGCGTTCCAGCAGGAACACCAGCAGCATAGGCCATAGGATTAACCCATGTTGCCGAGCCAGTTGGCTTCATTTCAATTTCAATACTGGCGGTGCCGTTATAGACGCCCTGCTTGTTCTGCGTGAACAGTTGATTGGCAATGAAACGCAGGTCGATATAGTCAGGTGCAATGTTGTTGACAGTCTTCGTTACCCACTGCGACGTGCCGTTGGGTGGGTTAGTCAGAGCAAGATTGACAGGCGTAGGAGCAGCACCAGCACCGAGACGAAGAATAGGCTTCTCAGGGTGGTTGGCAGGGTTGCCGTCCGACATAATAGTGATGAAGCCGGGGAAGTTGCTTTCACCGTTCTCGCTCTGGACAGCAGTGCCGTCGAGCTTCACAGACTTGAGGCCCTTCGTTGGTCCCTTGATAGGGCCGATGCAGACGCCCATCAGTCCTTCAAACGTATCCTCGGAACGCAGGTTGTCGGCAGTCTGCACGAAGCTGCTACCGGAGCCGCTGCTCTGTCCACCCTTTGCACCTTTGAAAACCTGAATCGACACACGCACACCTTAACGAGACTAGGTGAGAACTCCTATCCTCAAACCTAGCTGCGTGTCTACTTTGGTAATGGCTTGGTTGTCAATCAAGTCGCCAGCTTGGATGTTCGCACCAGTGATGACGCGGCGCTGCTCAAAGTTCTGACGCATCTCACGGTCAGTAACCTCACGGTCCAGTGCTTCAAGCGCAGCCCATATCAGGCCCTTGTCTTCTACGCCGTTCTCGCGCAGCGTCTTGGTGATAGGGTCCATGATCCTGCGGCGGCGAGTCCAAGTGTATTGGCCAGTGGCCTGCATCAGACGGAAGCTCTGCCACAGTGTTCCCTCACGACGCTCCGAGGGGCCGTTGACGCCAACAATGAACACGTCACCGATGCGATCACGAATAGCCATGCCGGGGCGCAAGGCCGTAGGGTGCGGCGTGCGGAAGACGTGACGTGGTGCAACGAACACATACGATGGCTGCGACTGCTGTTCAGTCTCAGACAAGATGCCGCGCACAAATCCTGTGCCATTATCAATGACTTCAAAGTGATGATAGAAACGCTCACCAACTGTCTTAAGAGAAACCATGATTAGTAGCCCGGATTGTGGTGAACGAAGTTTACTTCAACAGGTTCAATAAAGCCTCCGCTTGCTGGGAGAGCAGCAGGAACAATAACAGGGCTGGCAAACCGTACAAGCATAGTGCCGCGATGAGGATGAACCCAATTAAACGGATTCCACGTTTCATGACGCTCATAGAACTCCTCCAATAGTTTGGCGTTGACATCTTGTGACGACGCTACATCATACAAACCGTTTGTGTTTAGAAACCAGCGTAGGCCGTGCAGCTTCACTCGGAACTTGCGAACATAAGGGGTCGTCGGCTTGGATACGAAAGTCCATCCGTTCATAGTCATGGCACTGGTCAGTTCACGCGGAAGCGTTTCTGGCACTTGACCATTAGGACAGAAGTTGAACGTTTCGGCCATTAACGAGAATCCCTAGCAACATGCTGAATGAGGCGACGTGACTCGCCATTGCTTAGCACGTCGTTCTGCCAAGTGACAAGAACGTCCTGCGGTCCCATCGAAGGCTTCTCGTCAGGCTTGACCATCCAGACGTTGACCGACTGTTGCGCGGCTACGGCAATAGGCGGCGTGTCCTTCGTGCTGTCAAGCGCAGCAGCACCCCGCTTGTTGAGCTTGTGCATAAAATCTGTGCCAACGCTCTCGACGGCTGCGCGACGAACGACGAACTCTTTCTTCGACAGCTTAGCAAGCGTGCTGTCGCGCATATCGTGGCCACCCATTACTTGACCGCCGCCAGCAAAGCCGGGAACTTGACCACCATGATAGCCAGCGAATGACGGCACAAGACTAGCAACAGAACTGGAGTCGATATTGACCGGACCAGCGTTGCTTGCCGAGAAGGGATCACCACCAAGCGAACCGCCGAAGATGCTGAACATCAGGCTGATGATCTTGGTCGCAATGATCTTCGTCACGATCTGTGTGATCGCGCTCATGATCGCCTTGGCAAATCCACCAATAGCACCAAGCACACTCTGCGAACCGCTGATGATACCGCTGAACATATTCTGGAAAGCGTCACCGATAGTCGTGATGCCGCCCAACATCTCACCGTTCAGCGTCTGCGTGAACGTTTGATTCATGTTGTTCATTTCTTTGTAGGCAGCAATCGCCTGACTGACGCCCTGACTTAAAGTCTGTGGCAGCAAGCCCTCAACACCAAGCGAAGCAGCCAGCGCCTCACGCGTTGTGCGAAGGTTGGCGAGGTTGTTGTTGGTCTCTTCGATCTGTGCGTTGATACGGTCGAGGTCGAGGCCGCTAGTTTTCTCAGCACGCGACTTCAAATCTGCAAGCGCAGCTTCCTCACCAGCGATACGACCCGGAAGCTGCTGCAACTCGGCACGCTGCGCGCCCTCTTGGGCTTGTGCTACGCGGGCGTCAGCAAGAATGCGCGTCTGCTCTGGCACACGGTTACGCATCGTATAGTTGTTCAGCCCTGACGCGCTCGCCTGTGCGATTGCGAGGGTATTCTGTGATGGCTTCAGCGAAGCCTCAAAGGACTCCTGCACACGCTTCACGGTAGCCTTGAAACTCTTGAGCAAGCCGTCAGTGATCTGCCGCTGATAGGCTTCAATGTTCTGCGCGATAGCCTGATCGACTTGAGCCATCTTCGCTTGCCAGCGAGGGTCAGATGTATTGGCGATACCAGCCGAAGCCAGTTCGTTGCCAGCGATGTCCTTGAGGTTCTGATTGACGCGCTCCAACGCCTTCTGTGCGCTTGCAGCAGCAGCGTCAAAGGTCTCGCTGGTAGTGGCCGTGGCCATCTGCTTCAGGGACTCGGCAAGCCCCTTGCGATCAAGCTCAAGCTGCGCCTGATCCATCGCCGTGTCATACTGGAACTGCTCGCTGGCACCACGGCTTTCGCTACCCGGCTTGATGCGATTCTGACCGGGCAGGGTGTTGCCATGAAGGTGCGGAGCGGTGCCGTTGTTCTTGCCTCGCCCATTCTCATACTTCACATAAACGTCGATGCCGTAGGCACGCTTAAACTCGGCACGAACAGCTTCCTCAAGCTGCTCACCGCGAGCATCGCTGATCGCTCCGGTCCTCACGTCGCGGGCGATACCACCCGGCTTGGAGTGAGAGGATGTATCAGCAGTAGCGCGGGTCTTGCCCCGGCGATGCAAGTCATTCTGCTCGGCGGCAGTGCGCTGTCCGCTACCAAGCGGCATACCAGTGACGCGAGCAAGCACTTCGTCAAACTGTGCCTGTGTGATCGCTGGCCCCTTAGCAGCTTCGCTATCAGCGCGACGTGCTTCGGCACCCGCCCTACGCTCCTGCTGCGTGCGCTCGCGTGCGAGCTTCTTGCCGGTCGCCACTTCCTCTGCCGTAGCGGAATTAAGAGCACGAAGCTGCGTGCGAAAGCTGGTAACTTCCTGCTGCATCCCAAGCAGGTAGGTGCGGTTCTCACCAGCGTTAGGATTTTGGGCAAGCCTACGATTGATGAGGGTGTCCATCTCGTTGAGAATGGCGTTGCCCTGTCCAGTGAGCCTACGCTTCTCAGGCGAACCGTTGGTTTGCGAACCAAGCTGCTCAATGATGGCCGAGATATTTGTATAGCCGGTGTTCAGTTGAGCACCTGCTCCGGTCTGACCAGCGCGAGCCGCACCAAGAGCAGGAGCAATAGCACCAAGCTGCGCGGTAGATTGTGCGTAGGTTCCGGCAGGATTGAGACCACGCGACAACACATTGGCAACAGATTGATTGGTCTTTCCAAGACGCTCAACAGCAGCCGAAAGAATACCCAAGTTAGCCGTGAACGCCTGACTACCAACTTCGCTATTATACAGACCCTTTACCGCGCCGCGCTCTTGCGGGTTGAGAGCCGCCATGACTTCGGCGTTGTTGTTGATCTGATAAAGATTAGTCCGCAAGTTGCTGCGGGACTCACGTGACTGCTGGCCAAGCTGTAGCTGCTGGACCTGAAGCTCGACACCCATAAGGCGCAACTGCTCAAGCCGATACCGACGAGCAGCCTGCACAAGATCATCGTAACGATTGCCCGTTACGGTCAACTGATTGGCAAGACCAACGAAGCGCGACGTAAGAGTAGCAGTCTCCGCAGCAGAGCGTGTGTCGTTGTTCCGCAGAGTATCCTTCTGCGTGATGAGACGAATAAGCTCCTTGTCGAGTTCAGTAACCCGCTGCTTGTGCTCATCAATCTTACCGCTGGTCTCGTTGATCTGCGTGCCGAGACGCTCCGAAGCAGCACTAGCTCCGTCGCTGCTCTTCTGAATATCAACGAACCACTGAGCAACACTATCGTTCGTAGAGACGAGAGAGATCAGGCTATTGAGACCACCAGCCAAACCTTCGGTGTTGCTGTAGCCGCCAGTGATGTCCATTTCATAGAACTTCTCCTGACCCTTGTCACGACGACCCTGACGCTCGTCTAACAACTTCTCGGACTGCACAAGCTTATCGCTGATCCAACGGAGAGTATTCTCCATCTGACTGACGACGCCCTGCATATCTTCTGTAAACTGCTGGCCGACGATGTTCTTGAACCGCTGCCACTGAGCCGTGACCGAGTTCATCGCACGCTCGTTAGCTACCAACGCAGCCGTCGAATACGAGAACGACAACTGCAACTGGTCAGCCACGTCCACGTTGTTCTTCGCGGTCAGGTAGAACGCAGCAGCGCGGGTCTCAAGACCAGCGTAAGCCTGTGAGGCACCGAAGCCAGCGTTACGCAGCGTGTCGAGCACAGCAGGCAAGCCACGCACGCTCACGTCAATGTCAGCCGAGGTTAGCTTGAGAAGCGTAAGCTGCTCGGTGAGCTTCTTGCTTGGGTCCTGCAAGTCCACAAGGAACTGACGGAAGCCGGTGCCGATGGTGGAACCGCTCTTGATACCAGCCTGTGCGACGGAACCAACAGTGGCAAGCAACTGCTCAAGGCTGATGTTCTGCTCGTATGCGGTGGCACCGACATACTGGATGGCCTGACCAACCTGCTGCACCGTCAACTTGGTGCGGTTCAGAGCTTCAGTCATCAGGTCAGCAACGCGGCTGCTCTCGCTGGCCGACAACTGGAACGATCCAAGGGCCGACGTGACAAGCTGCACAGCTTCCTCAGGCGTGGAACCTGATGCGGTAGCGAGCGTGGTGACAGATGCCAGCACCTTCTGCATGTCACCAGCGGCGACACCAGCCTGTGCGAGGGTCTGTGAAATCTTGATAAGATCAGTCGTGGCGAACCGCGACGTTTCACCGATAGCGAAGATCGACCCACGCAGCGTTTGCATCTGCGTATCGGTCGCATTGGCAATGGCCTGTAGCTTGACCATCTCGTCTTCGATTTCGATGGTGTTCGACAGACCGGATTGTGCCGCGTTGAACGCGCCGTAAGCCGCACCAGCAGCCGCTCCGTAAACTCCGGTGCGTGCGATAGCTGAGACAGCGTAGCCGGGTGACAGGATGCGCTTAAGCGGGTTCTCTTTCTCAGGACCGGGCGCACCTCGCGCAGCTTCGCGTGCATCTTGAGCCGCACGACGGCTGGCTGCGGCAATCTGACGCTCAATAGCAGCAACGCGAGCGTCCTCAATACCAAGCAGGCGTTGAGCAGCGACTTGCTGCTGACCAACGGCACCCTTGAGAGCGTTCTGTGCAATAAGCTGACGACCCAAGGCAGCATTCAAAGCCTGCTGCGGACCAAGCGAAGCAATGGCATCCGTCGCATAGCGATTGGCCAGCATCTTCTGACTGCGACCGCTAAGGTTTGCATCGCCAGCAGCAGCCCGCTCGTCGGCCTTCTTCACGCGCTCGGCGGCAGCAGCCAGTTGGTTCTCCTTGGCGACCATACGCTCAATGGCAGCGAGCTTGGCACGCGCAAGGTCGAGACTTTGCAGGGCAGTAACACGCTCACGCTCGGAAGCGGCGTTCAGCAAGTTCTGCGTGGCTAGGGTCTGCGCGTCAACAGCACGGCTGCGTGCGTTGGATATACCGTAAATCTGCACGTCACGCTGCGCGGCAGCAGGCGCAAGGGCCTTCTGTGTCTTGTTGTCGAGACCGGACATGCGACGATTAGCCGCTTCAAAGGTCCGCATGTTCTGCTCAAGAGCTTGGCCACGCGCCTTCTCCATCGCAATAAGCTGTGCCAGTGCGCGAAGCTGCTCGGGGTTCGTCTCGGTCTTCTGCGCCTGACGAAATATCTGCATCTTGTTCATGTTGTCAACACGCGCACGCGTCAGAGCATTGGAATCCTGAATGCTCTTGGCGTTTGCAACAGCTTCGTCACGCGCTGCGCTGATACGCGAAGCACGGATGAGCTTCTGAGTTTCAATCTCCTGCTGCACCCGGCGACGATTATTTTCTGCAACGATGCGGGCACCCTCACGCTCGTCAGCAGCAATACGCTGAGTAGTCTCACGGCTGGCCGCTTGACGATCCTTGGCTTCCTTTAGCGTAAAGGCGCGGGCTTCGTCATAGCCCTTCTTGCGAAGCTCGGCCTGCTCCCGAAGGGCACCCTTAACAACACGATCAGTGTCCTTGACCGCATTGGCTTCGGCCTTGAGGGCAGCAGTATAGTCTCGGTCTCGGGTAGCCTTGGGCGTGCTGACTGCACGCAGACCATTCATCGCATCGCGCAATGACTTGACGTTGGCGTCGAGGGTCTTGTTGAGGTCAGCTACGGTCTTGTAGCTGTCCTTCTGAATGTTGGTGATTGTCTTCTGGATAGCATCAACGCGACGTTGAAAAATATCCATAGCCGAAAAGAGCGGCTTGCCGTCAGCGTCTAAAACGACATCTTGTTCATATGGTTTCGCCATGCCCTATCCTTTTCAGATAAAGCATGGCGAAATCAAGGGGTCAGTGGGCAACCGCTATACGGTGAAGGACTTAATCGGCTGTGGCATGTAAGGAACTGCCTTGCCGCTGGCTTCTGCAATCGCACGAATACGATCACGAACCTGCTGGATCGGCAGAAGGCGACGACCAATCTCACCATACTTGCGGCTGCGATTGATGACCGTGATCGACTGACGTGAGCGATAGCCGTTGTCGTGTGCGTAGGCGTCCTTGGACGCTAGGATGCCGAAGCTCTCAATGATAACTTCGGGATGCTCGACAGAGCGCATGTGGTGGTGGATGTGACCAATGTCGATGTAGTGAAACTCGGTCTCACCGAAGTCACGACGGAAGTCACTGGTCATCACCTGTGCCAGCTTGTTGGGGCGAGTCTTGTCGCTGTGGTGGGTCATTACGAACGTGTTGCCCATTCGGTAGCCGATGAAGGGCGAATGGTTGTTGAGCACGTTGACGCGGCCAGAAGCACCATAGACCTCGCGCAGAAGGACAGCCATCCAAATGTCATTCGTGCGGGAGTGATTGCCCTGATTGATGATGATGTCCACTGTCTCGGCCTTCGTGAGCGCAAGGTCCACGATGGTCCGCATAACGCGGGAGTAAACGTCGATCATCTTGGGGAAGCGGCCATCGTAGTCCAGCTTGTTACCGCTGTGCTCCGTCTCGCCCTTCATGTTCTCGTAGTGGGTGAAGTCGCCAAGGTCGTTGATGACCATGCGCTTTACAGGCTTCATTTCAGCAATCAGCATCGCAATGGCGGTGAGCAGTTCACGCTCTGCGATCTTGAGGTCGAAGTTCGCGCCGGTCTCGGCTTCATGAGCGAGCATACCCAAGTGAGCGTCACCGATCTGAATCCAAGGAATGATGTCATCGTCGGCGTCAAGTGGCGCGTCAGGGATGACGATGTTGTGTTCGATGCCTTCGACAAAGGCAGCGATGCCCTGCTCGACCTTCTCAACCCACTGTGTGTCGTCCAGACGAGTCTTCGTCCACTGCAACATCATTCGACGCTCGCCCGTCTCCGGGTCCACCTTGTCCATTGTCGAGTGGCCACGCGCTACGAACGGTGCCGGGATCACCCGCTCCAAGCCATGCTCCGGTGAGAAGCCGTGCGCTGCTGCGTTCTTCTTCACGCGTTTGATAGCCCGCTGGACGACGCTGTGATGGAGACCCAACGCCCGCGCTGCTTCCCGCCTGTTTCCGTTCGCGCTTTGGATAGCGTCGATGATGCGGCTTTGAGCGGGTGTTGCCCATGCCTTCAGTTCCTCAAGACTGTCTGTAGTTCCGCTTCGCATATATATGATCCTTTAAGGAGTAACAGGGAAAGCTCCATGCGACAGTTGATTGCTGTCGGACTGCAAGCTTAGCCAGTGGGGGTAAAGATTGACACGACCCCACGCCATTGTGATCGGCGTTCGTGCCGCCGTAGTATTTCGGTTGATGCCGAGATATTTTGAGTCTTCGGGATCGACGGACTTATCCATCTTAGGGGACTTGAAGAACAAGCCCACCACGCCTTGTGCCATCATCATGCCGCCCGAAATCATCAGCGAAATGCCGACTGTGGGGCTGAGAGTGAAGAAGACAACAGCACCGATAGCCACGACTACGGCACCCATGATAATCTGACCGAACTTGCCGCCGCCGCCATGCAGCGAGGGCATGATGTTGATTTCATCTGGACGTTCGGTGAGAAGCTTATGTTCGTCACGGTAGCCGACAATATCAACCCGAAGGTCCTTGGGCCAATCTACCTGACGTGAGAATCCTTCCACCGCCTCTTTGATAGACGATGCTTCCATCCGTGCCTCTGGACCGAATAGGTCCCTGAGAATGCCGTGGAAGATTAATCGCATTCGAGAATAGCTCCATTCTTGATGTAGTAGGACTTCACCTTGACCTCACCATTCTCCACGCCAATGACGTGATGAGTGAGGTGCGGCCAGCCCATGAACCCAACATAGTCCTCACCGCTGAGACGCGGCGGGGAGAAGGGATGAGTGTGCCATGTGCCGATGATGCTATCCCCTGTCAAGTAAGGGAGCACCTCAATGGGACTCATCTCGTAGCTTATTACTGGGTCATCTGCGATGTTTTCTATCTCAACGTAGGACCCATCCTTTAGGACGAGACCGCACCGTTCGATAGGATCATTCGGCTGGAGGAGTGTTTCTAGCACGGAGCAATTCCATATAATCTACATCGGGATAGACGGGCCTTAGATCAGGAACGTCCTTGTGTCGAAGGATAAATGACGTGTGGTTACGCCAGAAGCCGTGCAGCGGTTCAATGCGCGACATGCGCCCATACAGGTGATGAAGGATTTTGTCATCCCCCACATAGATTGCAAGGTGGTTCGGGTTGCTTTCGTTGATAGACATTGCCAGCACGTCGCCGGGGCGAAGGTCCTTGGGACGCCAATCGGTGATGCTGTCGAAGCCCTCGTTGTCGTGGAACATGCGGATCAGGTCGAGGCTGTCGGACTCCCAATCGTGCGGACGCACATAGGGCGTTAGCTCGATCTTGAAGTTCTCGCGGAAGAAGTCACGGCACAATTCGTAGCAATCGCGATCACCAATCTCAGTGAAAGGAATGGCTTGGAGGTGCTCATACTTGAGGTCTTCTAGGGTCACAGCTTCACCGTGGGGAATGCGGGTGGGAGATACTGTCGATAGGGCATCATGAAGCCGAGGCTGTCCGACAGCGTGGCAAGCTGCATGATGATCTGCGTGCGGGAATACTGCTCAACGCGCTTGACGCGGTAGGTGCGAAGCTCACGGATGTTCGCGTTGTTGATGAGGTTGTTGGTCAGCACCGTGGATTTTACGATCACAGCGTTGTCGAGGTAGCCGTCATAGATCATTGGCTTGAACAGCGACAAGTCAATGTCGGTCTGACCGATAGTGAGCTTGGGCATATTGAGGCCGGTCTCTGCCGTGCGCTTCTCACCACTCAAGGTCATTGGCAGGCCAGTGTAAACGATGCCGCGATAGGTTACATCGTTGTCGGCTTTGAAGTTGACGTTGCCCGATCCGCCAGAAGGAGTGAGGGTGAACAAGTCTACTCGCCCCTCAGCGATTAGCTGATGCGAGTCCTTGACGTGTTCAACAGGAATGGTGTGCATCTACGGTCCAAACAAAAGGGGCGCTGCACTAATGCAACGCCCCTCAAGTTCAGTCAATGGGTAACAGATTAACCGCCGACGTAGAGCAGTCCGGTGCGGCGGGTGCCGATGTCGCCAAGACGGGCAGACGAGGACACTTCACCAGCCGACAGGTTCAGAGGACGCATTTCCCAAGGCATAGAACTGTATGCCGTCTCGTTGAACGAGACTTGGAAACCGCGAACCATGCGAACCTTCGGTGCGATATACATCACAGGACGGTCGTAGCCCGACAGGGTGCCGACAATCTTCGCACAGAAGAGTGCGTCCGCATCCATATCGCCAACACCAACAGGCGAAACAACCCACACGCGATCACCGGCCTTGAAGGTGGTGCCGGTAGGGATTGCATACGGAGCAGCAATCGGCAGAACATACGGACCAGTGCCGGTGGCAGCAGCCGAAGTCTTGGTCGGGAACACATAGTCGGTCTCACCACCAGTGCGCTGGATCAGGATAGTCGAACCCGATGGAATGTCGCTGATCGCCGTGATGGCCGAGGCAGCTTCACCCGGAATTGGGTCAGACGTAACCGAGAGTGAAACCGCACCGCCAGCAACGTCAGCAGACAGAACGCCGCGCTTGACCTGAGTGGCCGTGCCCGACATTGCCTGCGAACGCATAAAGTTCTGAGCAGTAAACTCGAACACGTTGCCAGTGATCGACGCCGAAACGCCTGTGCGCTTGGCGTCAACAGCAACTTGCTGCACGCCGTTCAACAGTTCCGTAATAGAACTGTCGATGCCGATGCTGACTTCCGAGACCATACCGACAGAATCGGTGGCAGGCTTCAAACCAAAAACATCGTCTTGAAATGCACGGCCAAGCATGATCGTGGCCGAGGAGAGAGAAAATGCAGACTTCTGAACGTCGGCCATGTGTGGCTCCTATTTGAAACTCGCGGGTGTTTGGTAATTGTCCCTTGCCTTCTTTCGAGTTTTACTCAATAGAGACGAAGACAACCACAGATAACCGCTGGAAGATATAATGGCTGAATCACACCGTAGTTTCACAATCAGGGTGCCGCTTGCGAGATACAGCGAGATGAGTGACCTTGCACGCGCCGACAATACCAACTTGAACGCAAAGGTCAATGAGCTTCTCACACTCGGCATGAAGCAGAACATTTCGCTGAACGAGGCCATTGCCAAGTTCGTCAAGCGAATGGTCGTATCGGAGAAAGAATAATGGACGATCAGGCCGCAACTCTTCAAGCACTCAAGGATATGCCCCGTCCTGAGTTGTTCTTCACCTTCCCTCCAGAGACCGGCAAAGCTCCCCTCAAGATGACCTACGGTCTTGAGATGGACATTCGTCGGATGCTGCCTGATCCTCAGACGGCAATGGCTTTGCTCATGAACGATCCCTTCACACAGGATTACGTCATCCGCCGCTGCCTCACCGACAAGAACCAAATCATCACGGACCCTGAGGCCGACCTCATCAAGCCGGATCAAGTTGATCTTGATGGTGAAGTAATTGAGCGGATGCTTATGTGGGCAGCGGAGCATGCCCTGTATTTTTTCGCCAAGCGGACCACGGGTCTGGCAAACCTCAGCGTCCAGTTTCAAGCAATGATGCCAGCCCCATCAGTGCCATTACCGAATGGTTCGAGTCCCTCGACTTCGGAGATGCCGTCTGTTGGGGATTCGACTGCGTAGAATCCGATCTTGATGGAATATACTGGAGCCTAGCTCGGCGTGAAATCCAAGCTAAGCTTCAGTTGAAGCTAGGGTTCACTACTTCGCAGTCCCTTGCACGTCACAACTCTATGGCTCTTCTTCTTAACGCTGCACTTGGCGGTGGTAAGGGTAGTCAGCCTACTCCACCGAAGGTGGGTGATGAGGGCGTGAAGAACCTTGCGGCTGGTCATGCTGATGTCCATGCTGCTGTAGCCGCGATCAATCGCGCTATGACGATCTAAATGCAGTCTTGAGAACACCCTTCCTCAGCCGCTCGTTCACTGCATACGGCAGCGAGCGGGTGAGGAAGAAGCCAAGGAACGGCTCAAGGGTAGGACGATACACACCGTTGTTCATTTGACCCAAGCGCAGAGCAAGTTGTGGGTCATAACCATACACCAGCTTTATCAACTCTGGATTGCCTGCGACACTTGCTCGCACGTCTCCTGACGTGAAGCCGGGGAGCATTGCAGGCGTGATGCGGCCAAGCGCCCGCACTTGGATGCTGCCGATCTGCACCTGCATATTCTTCTTCTTGGCGACACCCAAGTTGGCAACGCCATCTGTGGATTCCAGCTTGCGCTGACGATAGAAGCGAACGCTGATGGGACCGAACATAGTCTCCCAAGTATCCTGCCGCATTTCACGAAACAGCAAACCGTGCATAGCTGCCCTACCCGGCTTGCGGCTAACACGGCTAGAGTATCGGGCGTCATACTGCGACTCTTTCCAGCCGCGATTGTCGAACCATCCTACGCCACCTGTGGCAGTGCGCTTGCGCTGAAGATACTCAGCATTGCGAGGTGCCCACGCAGGAAGCATAGAACTTAGAGTTTGGCGTGGAGCACCGGACCCTTTCGTGACGGTATCTAATCCGCCAGATGGCGTAGTCTTGGTGCCTGCGGCTCCGATGATGTGACGACGGAACAGGAGGGCCATGTGAACAAGCTCTGCTCGAACGTCGGCCTCGACAGTGGCCTGTAGGTTCTTACGCATTTCCTCGTAAGCACCCTCGGCATATTCAAGAGTAACGCGACGGAAGATAGCGCGAGCGGTGTCGTCGTAACGCTGACGAGCCTTGACAAGGCCCTTGCCAAGGACGAAACGAATAACAACAGCACTTTGTGAAAGTCTCGCCAAATGTCTTCTCCGCGTCCCTCCGTAATCGAACCTGTCTACAAGTCAATCATGCGGCACGTCACCGACACGATTGATGAGTTGAACGCCCGAGGCACGCACGGCTTCTTGGAGTGGCACAACTTTGAGAGCCGCAACGACGAGAACGAACTACCGAAGCACACGCTGGTAGGATTAGACGGCTTCTCGTTTGACGAGAACGGCGGTCTGTGGGCGATCCGGGTTGCTCTTGCTGTGTCAAGCTACCGAGACCTGAACTTGCTGGACGAGATCGAACTCATCGACGCCATACATGGTTACTTCTACGAAGGCGCGAAGATCAAGCTGCTGAACATGGACAATGGCGATGAAGTCAGCGAGTTGGTCATCAGCAACTTCAGCATGCTGCCGATGGCTCAATCAGAAATCCGTAACTACCGGACCATTGGTTTGGAAGTGAAGCGCACCGAGATAGCGCATGAGCGTGGGGATTAACCCACCGCTCCCTCTGCGGTGATGGCATCGGTGGTTGGCGAAGCAAGAATGAACACAGCCCCGAAGCCTGCCGTCTCATCGAACGCCGGATCGAGAATGAGCGCACCGCCCACAACGATGGCGTTGAGGTTATCAGCGAGTAGCGCCCAATCAATCTTCTGACGCTGGAACGTATCAGTGCCGCTGCTCTCTTTCGAGGCAATGCGAACTTGCATGCTAGGAACCAGCACAAGCGCCGCCAGCGCCTCTATCGCGTCTCGAATGCGTATGTCCTGCTGCGGCACGGTAATCACGTCAGGGAAGGCTGTGCGTGCGACGAGCACACCATAATCGTAGTATGCCTTCACCAAGTCTATCTCGTCGTCAGGCAGATCGTGTGGATCGACACCCAACTTGTTGCGAACACCCTGAGGGGTGGCACCGTAAGGCACTCGGCCTTGAAGCGTGTAACGCTCTTCACCGTTGATGATTGCGCCGCCCTTTGAATAGGTCCACGTCAGATCACGGTAAGAAGTAAGCTCACCAGCCGGGAGCGTGTTATACTGGCCGGGAACTACAATCTGTTCAGAGACGGCATTGTCAGGCGTGTTGATAGAGCCGCTCGTCAGAAGCGTTCCATCAGGCCCCAATAGCGTCCAAGAGAGATTCCCGTCAGGCGCACCTGACGGGAACTCTACGAGAAAGCTGGCAGCGTTTCCGCTACGCAGCATTAGGCTTCGACCAGCCGACCGTCGTCAAGCGCACCCTGCACAAGTGCAGAACGAAGCACGCCGTCCTTGTTGCCGCCGTCGTCACTGTTGTCCACGGTTGTGTTGCTGAACGGGTCGTGGAACAGGAAAGCACCCGAGGTCTTCACCTTGATGCGCTCGGCAGTCGAGTTGTCGGTGCCGGGAGGGGGAGGACCGCCGTCGCGTCCTTCCTTGGAACTGTCTTCGCCATCGACCGAGTTGGAGCCGGTGGAGTTCTCAAGGACTTCGCCGCTGTCCGTGTCGGTCGTGCGGTTAAGCTCGAACTCTTCGGCGCGGGTGTTGTTGTTGGCATTCAAATCGGTGGGCGAAGCGTTCTCTGGAAGCTTCGTGTCTTCAGGCTTACGGGGCATTGTATTCTCCTTGCAAGGACTTGTAACAGATACAAGAAAGGGGGCCTTAGCCCCCTTTCCCGTTAGATGTCAACGCTTATGCGGCGTTGAGGTTGAGGACCGACCGGGTGTCGTTGAAGATCAAACGATAGCCCTTGTTGGTGGTCTTGAAGTAACGAACCTTTTGGTTCTCGATGGCGCGGATCGACTCTTCGATATCCGAACCATTCTCAACCAACTCCTCCAAGGTCTCCGACTTGATGAAGCCGATGAGCTTCGCGGCGGGGGCCGTGGTGCTGAGCGCGAAACGCACGTTCAGCGGGAAGTTCGGGTTGTCGATTGCAACCTGCACACCCGCCGCCTGAAGCGCCTGAATCTGCGGAGCACCCGAGTTGGCCGAAGGCGTGGCGAACATGCGGACCCACTCAAGATACATGTCGTAGTTGCCTACGATGGTATCAATCGGAGCACCCGTCTGTGCGCGACGAACGAGCCACGTCAGGAAGATTTCCCAATTGATGCGGCCAGCCGCAGCAACAGGACGACCCGACTCAGGGAGCGACAGGGCGAGGTCACTCGCATTCACCACAGGGGCAGCGCCGTTCACGCCGTCGCCGTTGATGAGCATCGCCGTGGCGATGGCAGTCTGACCGATCTGAACTTCACGCTCCATACGCGCAGCGTATGGGTTGATGATGTCCAGCGAAGCCCGACGCTCGAACTCATAGGTGAACTCGATACCGCCACCGAACTTGAAGAACTTGACGCCCTTCTCGCTGGTGCGAAGCGCACGAACGGGGATGTTCGCACCTTCCGCGATAACGCCGACCTGCTGGTAGTCCTCAGGGCGGTCGTCAACCACAGTCGTAATCATCTCGACGCCGCTGATGTTGCGGCTCTGCGAGACCAAGTTGGTCACGTCTTCGATCTGATCCTGACGGTAGCGCCACTGAACCTGTGTGTCGATCACGGCAGGGAAGAGGGCACGCGTGCCGGGGAAGGTCGTAAACGCTTCGGCAGCAGCTTCAAGCAGAATGCCTTTGCTGAAGTCTTCCTTGACCGGGAGGTTCAGGAACGCGAGTGCGACCTCAAAGCCGTCAGCGGACGCACCGGCAAACTTGCCCGTGGTCGTGTCAACGGCCAGACGAAGGTAATCAGGAACGCTGACGCGAGCTTCCTTTGCCTTGGCGATCAGGTTCTGACCGGCAGACAAAGAGGCGGCGCGGTTCTCGTCCCGCAGACCGGCAAGCAGCGTCTCGGCTGGCTGACGACCCTTAACAATGGAAAGCAGATTAGTCATGTTCGGTATCCCTTAGAACTGCTCGACGACGACGTAATTGTCACCCGTCTCGACTACGATGTTGCCCGCGCTACCCGCTTCTGCACCAGCAGCAGCGAGACGAACGAGACCATTACCCGCGCCGACAACCGAAGCACCGAGACCGATGCCGTGGCCGACTGCGGCAGGAAGCTTCTCCTTGAACTTCCGCTGGATGGAAGCCGTGTTGAAGCCCAAGATCGCACGCCGCTCGGCAACGTAAACGCGACCAAAGATGCGCTCGCCGTTGGCAGCAAGCTTCACAGAACTGGCAGCGGCGGTGTCCTGAGAAACAGCCTTGCCTTCTGTGGCACGGACAGCATTCTCGTCAGCGAACGCGCCCGTCAGGTAGTAGGTGAAAGTGAACTTGTCAGCGGTCTGAGGGAACCCGCTGGCGACGACGCCGGAACCAGTGTAAGCCATGTGCTCTTATCCTTGTTTCAGATTAACGACGAACCGAGAAGTTCGAGTAATCGACCTTCGGCTCGGTTGAGGCACCAGTGCCGCTCTGCGAAACACCACCCGTAGGGATGATAGCAGTGAGGTTATTGGTGTGCTCGGTGATTGACGCCTTGAGTTCAGACACTTCCTTAGGAAGCGCATCACCCTCAAGCTTCGGCTTGCCGCTGGCGACCAAGAGGCCGTTTAGCTGCTCTTGCAAGAACGCGACCGCAGCCGTGTTGCCTGCAACGGCGGTGTCGTAATCGGCAGGCTTTGCAGGCTGCGCGGAAACGGCGGCGGCGAGTTCGGTCGTGAGACGAGCGACATCAGCTTCAGCAGTTGTCAGCTTGCCCTTCACTTCCGAAAGTTCAGTCGTCAGGCGGGCCTTGTCGGCTTCGCTGACAGCAAACTTGCCCGTAACTTCGGCAAGGTTGGTCACAAGAACAGTGGTATCCATGTCGTCTACTTTCTTAATTGACGCCTGTAAAACGAGGCGATCGGTTGCAAAACCTTTCGCCGCTAGGCGATAGACAGATTCAGGCGCAAGCTTTGAATTACTTTTGCCAACTATTTTAGGCTTGTCTGCTGCACCGCGTGCAACCAAACTAAGCTCAACAAACTGATTAAGCCCAACCATCTCTGCGTGGACGCCATCAGAACCCAAGGTGTGACCGAGATCACAAGTCCGAGAGTCGATGTTGTCCATATCACCCTGCGAGAAATAGTCAAACCCGCAATCGGAACAGAGAAACGCAGTAGGAAGGAACGAGACCGATACTTCGTCAAGCGAACCTGCGTTCAGCTTGGCAATGGTGACAGCCTCAGTTTCGTCCAAATAGAACAGCGCCCGCATTTCCAGATCGTCTAGGCTGTTGCTGTCCGAGAACAGCGCGGCGTCGAAGAACCGGCCCTTGGGGGCACCAAACAATTCATGGTCTGCAATCAACGGGAGGTGGTTTCCCGAAATGATGTAGTCCACCATCTGCGCTAGAGTGACCGGCTTAACAACTGCGTTTTCCCAAATGGTGCCACGCTTGCCGGGTAGGGGCTTCGTATTGAGAGCAATCGTTTCAAAGACCGCGAGATTGGACGTGTCAACGTCCTCGCCCACCCGACTTTTAATCAGTGCCGAAAGCTCGGCGGTCATTGGTAACTGCTTCATGTTGTGGCCTGTATTACGGAGTGATGTCAGGAGTCCAGTGGTTGTTGGGCAACCACTCTATAATTTGAGAGTTGTGATCTTACCGCCAGTGGACAAGTCGCGCAAGATCGCCATTTCAATAGCCTTCTTGCTGTCGCCACCCATGTCCATCGCAGTCAAGGCAAAGTCTCCACCCGAACCAATCGCGCTATGACCTAGACAGAGACTCGGGGTAAGTCGATTGTCATAGTGGTAAAGCTTGCCATCCGGGTGGAGAACTAAGGCTTCAAAGTTTTTGCTCAGCTTCGGACCTTCGTCCGTCACGTCTTCTTGTATCCACTCGATGAAGTGCGCGATGTTTACCACGTCACCTGATCCGCCGACGATCTTGCCGTCAGGCAAACGAAAGACTTTCTCATCGTCGTGACCAACGATGGTATCGCCCTTGGTAGTGTATCCGTCACCGGACATTGATTTGAGGTCGCAAGCAATGGTGGTCATATTATAGCTTTCCAGCAGGCTTAGCCTTGGTATTGCCGCTCTTCGCAGCGTTGTCCTTCGCAACACCATTACCACCTTCACCACTCAGGCTACGGCCTAAGGAGTCGGTGTTCGATGAAACGTCGTCCGTCTTCATCGTAACTTCTTCTTCCTTGGCGTCAAGGAAGTTCGTGCCCGACAGAGGTGGAGCACCCGGCAGTGGTGGGCGACCATACATTTCCATCGAATACTCAATGTCGGTGATGATGCCGAGGGAGAGGTCAGTCTTCAAGCGGCTGGCACGCATCGTCTTCTGCGGTTCAAGCTCAAGCGCAGGACGAAGTTCTACAGGCGGGAAGACAACTTCAATGCGACCAGCGTAGCCGCTTAAGCGCGCACCCAAGGTCAATGCCTTAGTGAACAATCCTGCCACCGACCGATTAAGAGCGTCCGCGTTGAGAGCGAACAGACGGGCCTCTGTTGAAGCGACCTGTCCGTTGTTCCCCTTGCCGACCACGGAAGGCATGACCTTAAGTGCCGCTTGGTTTTGTGCGTTCAACACTTCAATCACGTTGTCGATTTGAATACCCGCTGACGGGTTCTTGTCGTTGATGATCGTAGCCTTGACTGCGCTCGTATGCACGAAAGCATCGGCGCTGCCAAGTGTTGAGATAGTTGCGCGAATACGCCCAAGCTCGTTCTCAACGAAGGCACGCATCTTCACAGGGTCAGTCCGCATGGAAGGCGGCGCAGCGGTGGCCAGCATATCTTCCATCACTTCGATATCGACGCGAGGATAGCCGACGATCTTCATGATCCGGTAGAGTTCATTGATGACCTGTTGACGCGAGGCGATAGTGTTGATCGCGCTCACAAAGGTCGAATAGGTGTAGAGGTCGAGCGGCGACTGATGGAAGTTCGACGTGAAGAACGTTGGGATGTTCAAGTCGATAGGCACGTTCGAGTTGGCAGGACGCTGGATGGGCGAGTAGACGCCATTCTGCCGCTGTTCCCACTCAAGGCTAACCGGGTCCACAAGACGCAGTTCGTTCGGGACATAAGTCTTGTCCAGCACCAGTTCGCATGCTGTGCCACCGCGAAGCAGCGTGAGGTAGCGATGGTCGTTGCACAGCGCATCGACAGTGGGCTTGGCCGAGTAGCCAATTGTGTAATCGTTGGTCGTCGTCAGCAAGGCAAGCAACTGCTGGCCGAGGGTGATCCCCTCAGGGTCAATCTCGTCCTTCTCGTTGTAGGCATAGACAACAGGATCGACAGAGCCAGCGATAGACAGGAACGCAGTCATGGCCGCTGATACGTCAGGGTCCATGTTGGCGAGGATCGCCATGAGCGACCGACTGTCACTCGATTGGCGCGAACTGTAGAGGTCGGTGAGGTGGTCACGATACTGCGGAGCAGTCATCGTTGCCGAACGTGGGTTGAACGTCGGCGTGAAACCTTTGCCGCCCTTGACCCCCTTACCCTTGGGCAGGAGAACAGCGCCTAGTCCGTCGATGATACCTGCCATTTACCCTAACCTCGAAATACGTTGGATTGATTTCATACTCATCCCCGCGTTGAGGTCAAGTGAACCTTGGCCACTACCAAAGGTCTGACCAAAAAACGAGGGGCTTGTTAGCATGGTTGAGCCTTGAGTTGCAAACAAGTGATCACCAATACGACGCGACAGCAAGTTGAAGGCCATCGAGTGCATGTAGTGGTCATTGCCGCTGACCTTCAGCCACTCACCCATATCGTCACCACCCGGCGCGTCATTACGAACCATGTCAGTCAATTGGGCGATGACTGTTTCCTTCGCTCCCTGATAGCCAGAGATAGACATCTTTCGATTGGAAACCAGCGCACGCACCCGGTCGAGAGCCATCGTATTGTTGGCCGAGTAGTGGGAGATGATCTTGGTGTCAGGCTCGAATACTGGCTGCAAACCTGCGTTGCCGCGATACTGGATCGGCATGATGCGGCTCATCGTCAGGTCACGCAGTTCGTTGGCCTCGTTCGTGTAAGGGAAGCGGTCGATGGCACCCTGCACGATGTTGTAGATAGACATCAGTTCCTCGACGCGACGGACGAGGTATGACGCTGGCACCGTCTCGAACAGGACGAACACAGGGAAGCCGTTCGCATCGTCCTTGGAAATCGTGATATGGCACGCCATACCAACGTCGATCCCGAGGAAGCAGGCATCGTCGCTGCTGATGTTGGGGATACTGGCCGTTCCCTTCTGCATCGCTGCTTCCACGTCGGCACGCTGAATCTTCGCGTCTGAGCTAGTGTATTCCTCACCCAACACAGTATTGTAGAAACCGCGAGTGAAGCTGCGCTCTTGGTAGTTGGCAAGCTGGTTGAAGATGTAATCCGGCTTGATGCGGTGCGTCGAGAAGGGGCGAACCTGATAGCCCCGGAAGTTCAGACGCGTTGGGAACGTAGCGACCCATTCGCGCTGATCGGCGTTCGACAGGTCCAAGCGTGCATCGCACTTCTCGCACTTAACATATGTATTGCTCAGGTCGATGGTCGCAATCTCTTGCGCCGTCAGTTCCGTGAACGACTCCACATCAAAGGGGAAGTGATCGAGGTGGATGAACTTCGGCTCAAAGCGTGGGATTTGGACGTGATTGCACGCCTCGCATTTCATCGTGTATTCGCGCTGGTCCGTCAGCTTGTAGTTTTTGTCGATGCCGTAGTTCACGAAGCTTGGCGTGGAGAATGACTGCGTAATACGCATATCAGAACCTTGAAGACGGGACTGATAGAGCGCAATTATCTCCTGCGGCGAGAGGTCTAACTCGTCGTGAAACAGGAAGTCAGCAGAGATGGAGGTAGCGTCACCCTCGGTGCAAGCCGTGATGTAACCGAAGCTGTCTCGGATTTGGATTTGATCCTTCGACCGTGTGGGCTTGATACCCGTTGGCGGATTGAAGACGTTATCCTGTTCGAGGATCGGCTTGATACGACCGTTGTAAATCTTGGTGAACATCTTCTCATTCGGCAGCGAGAAGATGCCGTTGATGGCGTTCGAGCGCGACAGGATGGCGAGATACTTCCTGATCTGCACTTCGGTCAGGCCGACCTGTGAACACTTCTTCACCGAGAGATTGCCGTGCATATCGTCGGCAATAGCCTTCTGGAATGGGTAATCGTCAAACGAGAACGGTCGTTTCTTGATCGTCGTGTTCGACATCATCCAATCGCCCATAGATTGGGACGCGTTGGAATCACCGAACCGTAGCTTCGCTTGCTGGTATAGCTGTTCAAACATGGGGGCCTCTGTGACCGAGATTGAAAGGGATGGCAATGGTTGCTCTACAACCTAGTTTTCTCTATATTACTTATTATTATCCAAAAAACAGTTTGCGTTATGAGAGAATAAGAGAGAGAAGGTGTCCATGATAGTTTACCCCCAACTCCGACTCGCCGTCCTTACAGGGCTTAACACCCTCAAGGACAATCTTGCAATGCTCGATGCACCTGAATGTCCGTATGACAAGGAGGTCGTTGACCTTTTGAAGAAGCTGCTGGCCCCCGAAATCAAGGAAGTGGTAGTCGAAAAGGAAGTCCAAGTCGAGGCCAAGGTTGGTCGAGGGCGTCCGTCGAAGGACATCAAGCTTTCGGAAGAGGACCAGCAGAAGCTGACCACCGAAATCCGCGACCTGATGACAGCCCTCAACGAAATGGGAACCGGCGAGGGTCTTGAGACCCGCGACCGCCTTGCAATCACGAAGACGAAAGCCAATTTGGTCGATCAGTTGCTAAAGATGCGAGAACGGAATACGACAGCGCAACGCATGGAAGAGTTCATGGAAGTCGTCATCGGCATCGTTGCCGACGTAGGCAGTGAAAAGGACCGCGAGATTTTCCTCCGCAAATTGGAACCCTACCGATGAAGAAGATGATACAGTTCTACTCTACCCTTGGCATCGCCAACACGACGTTCTCCTTCTTCAGCTACAACGCCTTTCACACCATATGGCCGAGCATCATCCTCGCCTGCATGGCGATTGGCTGTTTCATCGTGGCCGTCATGCTCAAGTTCGTGGATCGCAAGATGCGTCGTAGCTTTCTGCAAACGCTGCGAGAGTATGACGACGTTGAACCCGGCGACAAGGTGGCTGAACTGCTGATCGACAATATCCGCAGCGACATTTATGATGGCAAGCCACTGACTATGATTACCCACGACATTGGTTTTCTTCACAGCCGTATTTCTCGCAAGAAGTCTGTGATTGGCGTTGATCGCCGCGAACTCGATATCTAACCGGAGCAATACATGTCCAATATTTTTCAAGACAACGCGGCCCTCTATTGGGACGCCGGGATTCCTGTAATCCCGCTCAAGCGATTTGACAGCACCAGCAAGGGTGCAGGCAAGGCACCGATCCTCAACGAGTGGACCCAATACGGTGACGTGATGCCAAGCGAGGCAGTGCGCGGACACTGGCTGGTGACATACCCACAGTCCAACATCGGTCTGCCATTCGGTCCTGCATCTGGCCTGTGTGCCATCGACATCGACACCGAAGATCAGGATATGGTGAAGACCATTCGTGATGCCCTGCCAACGTCCCCTTGGGTGCGTATCGGCAAGAAGGGCATGGGCCTGATCTTCAAGTGGCAGGGTCAACCCAACTTCAAGCTGCGTGACAGCGAGAACCAGTCCATTGTCGAGTTCCTCGGCAAGGGAAACCAAATGGTCATGCCGCCTTCGATCCACCCTGACACGAAGAAACCCTACACGTCGAACGTCAATCTGTGGGACGTGCTCGACAAAATCCCCGTCATGCCGATGGACATTGAGAAAATCTTGCGCGATGCGCTTGGTCTCAAGGGTGTCAGCCTTGCACAGAGTGGTCGTTCCGGCCCGCTGGACGTGGTGCCACAGGGCGAGCGCGACATTCAGATGGTTCGTCACGCTGGCTACCTCGCACGCGTGGTCCTTGGGATCGACAAGAACCTTCGCTTCCCGTTGGCCGACGCGATGCAGCAGATGGCTTCATGGGTGGAAACCTACACGGCGAACAAGTCGGGCGACGACATGGACCCGTCGAAAGGCGTCGGCAAGCTGATCGAGTTCCTGCTCAAGGACGTTGAGGCAGGCAAGACCCTGCCGAACGATTGGGACGTGGGTCTCACCGAAGCTGACCTTGCTCACCCCGGCATTGCCGCGATGATCGAGAAGAACAACAAGCAGAAGTGGGATATCACGCGGGCGCGGGACTACCTTGAAGAGAACATCGCCAAGGACACCAACGACGATCCCAAGTATCGGATGAAGGTCATTCAGACCCTCATTTCCGAAGTCGCCAAGGACGAGAACTTCTCGGAGTTCGAGTTCAACACGCTCATCAAGAACATCCAGCGTCTATCCGGCGAGGGTCTTGATCTGTCGCGTCCTGACTTGAAGGCCGAGTTCAAGGCTGCGCGTCGGGACGACAACGAGCAGGCAGGCGACCACGAAGAGGTGGCACGTCAGGTCGTGGAAGAGATCAATCGAGGTGGTGACATCATCCACTCGCAGGGTCAGTTCTGGCAGTGGAACGGCGCTCACTTCAAGGCCATCGACCGCAAGGACATTTACATGATGGTCGCCAAGACCGTGAAAGGTAATGTTCTCGTTCGTCGGCACAACGACTACGAGGCGGTGACGAAGACCATTGAGAACATGGTTCGCGGCAACCTTGCCACGGAGCTTGAGGAAGGCGTGAACTTCGCTAACGGGTTCCTCGACTCAAGCCTAACCCTGCATGACCACTCGCCCAAGTATGGTAAGACGTTCACCATGCCGTTCAACTACATCCCTGAACGCGCTACTGAAGCGCACAAGTGGTTGGAGTTCCTTGAGCAAGCATGGGGTGACGAGCCTGACTACAACGAGCGCGTAATGGCCCTCCAAGAGGCATTCGCCGCCACGCTGTTCGGCATCGCGTCTCGCTACCAGCGTGCGTTCCTGCTGCATGGCAAGCCACGCACCGGCAAGTCGCAGGCAATGGAAGTCTTGCGGGCGATCATGCCTGAGGACAGCCGCACGTCCCTGCCACCGGGATTGTGGAACGAACGCTTCCAGCTTTCCGCGCTGGTGGGCAAGACACTAAACCTATGCGGCGAGTTGCCAGAGGAAGCAGTCATCGCAGGCGATAAGTTCAAGATGATCGTCGGCGGCGAGGAAGTGCCTACCGAGTTCAAGGGGCGTGATGGCTTTGAGTTCAAGCCGATTGCCGCACACTGGTTCGCGTCGAACCACTTGCCGCGCTCGCGTGATACGTCAGGTGGTTTCGCCCGTCGCTGGTTGATCTTCGACTTCGACCGCGTGGTGCCTGACTCGGAGCGTGTCGTGGACTACTTCAAGGTGTTGGTCGCAGAAGAGCGTGAGGCCATCGCTGCTTGGGCTGTGCAAGGGCTTCGTCGCCTACAGACGCAGAACGAATACACCCTGCCAGAGTCGCACAAGATGCGCCTCAATCAGGTCGTTCGTGCGAACAACAGCGTTGCAGCATTCTTGCAGTCGAGTGACAAGGTTCGCCCCGGCAAGCCAACTGACACGGCTGACCTTCGCAACGTATTCGATCACTACGTCTACTACATGAAGGAAATCTCGAAGGGTTGGTCTGTGACCTACGAGCGGTTCCGGCAGATGGTCGAAGAGTTGGGCTACCCTGTCGTGCCGTATCAGGATGGTGTCGGCATCCAGCGCGAAGAGATTAGCGGGCTGATCTTAAGCAACGCGTTCCTGCCGCAGAAGCCAACGTTCGGCAGTTAGTCCGTCTCGATGTAGGTGTGGATGTAAGCGAAAGTGAGCGTCACCGCCGTTGTATTGGCCATCCAGTAGCGAACGCCTTTATAGGTAGCCGCTACTGGAAGGTCAGTAGCAATCACAAGCTCGTCCACAGTCGTCGCGCCATCGGCGTTGTTGTAGCGTTGCACACGAATACCAATGTCCACGCCCCCCGGCACAGTGTAAATATCGACTTGAAAGGTGGCATTGGCGATGTTGGTCAACGAGCCAGTGTTAGGCAAAGCCGTCTTGGTCGCCGCACCTGTGCCGTCATTCGAGAATACCGAAAGCGCAGTGTCCGTCTGATCCTTGCCGACACCAAAGATATTCAGGAAGGTTGAAGGATTGACGTTCGTGAAAGCCGTGCCAGCAGCAGTGCCCGATAGACCAAAGAACACCTTAGCATCAGTTGGCAAAGCAGGAGTGCCAAAGCGCATATGCACATGATAGCCGCCCCAAATCGCTTCACGGTTCAGGAAGTTCACAGCCGTCCGTCGATCAAGCATACCAGCAGCAGTGGCAATCGTCATCGTGCCGCGAGGCAGCGAGTTCAGGTAGCCGCTGGTAGGGCCAGCTACGAGTGTGAGGGTGCCGGTCCAGCCGACACCGATAGCCGAAGTGGTAGCAGCGCCCCACGTCGCACGATCCCAATAGACGTTGTTACCGCCTATTGCCGCCTGCACGCGCTGAACACGACCATCGGTGCCTTCCCATCCGGGGATACGTCGATTGCCACGCTTGAGGGCAAATAGGACGACACCGCTGGCAGGGTTAGCCGGGTTGGTAGTGACGTATTCAGTCGGAAGCCAGAGAGGATCAGTCGATCCACCGCCGCCCGAAGGCGTGATCCAAGTGCCGTTATCTGACAGCACCTTGCCGGTTACTGTGCCGGGTGGTGGGACAAGACCACGGAGCGTTTGCGTGAACACAGGAAGGATCGCATTGACTTGAGCAACGGTAAGATCGCTCGCATTTGCAAGAGCACCAGTGGCATTGCCCTTCAACGTCAGCGTGGGCATCTGTGCCAGCTTGAGATTGGTAACGCTGTCGTTCGCAAGAGCAGGCAGGCCACCCCAAGTTCCATTGTCGTAGAGCACCATGCCGGTAGACGTGCCCGGTGCAGGGACGAGGCCCTTAAGCGTGGTCGTGAACGTGTTCGAGAAGTTTGTCAGTTCAGCCGCCGTGAGAGGGCGTGCATTTCCGGCTGCTGTTTGACCAAGCACACCACCTACGCTCATCGTAATCTGATACGGCTTAATGTTCATGGATTAAGACCCGGCAGGCGGATAGGCCACCTTGTAAGGATGGTTGACGTTGAGCAACGAGTTATACTTGATGTTGCCAGTGCCACGCGAACGCCATGCAAGGTAGCCCTCGATTTTCTCGACCTCGGCTATCGTCAGGTCCTTGCAGATGATGAGTTCCGCCATCTCGACCTGTGCAGGCTCTTGCGTGCCCACGTCCTGCACGTTGTCGAAGATGCCGAGACGAGCGGTGTTCGCCAGATTGCGAGCGGTTACAGTGGCCGTGCTGATCTGCAACCCATTGACGCGCTTGGCGACGGTGAGGTTGTCGAGATACGAGGAAACGATAATAGGCGTCTGAGGCGTGGTGCCGTCAGCAGAACTGGCTCCGAAGAACGAACCCCACCAAGTACCGTTTGCGCGGATCGACATTGGAATGATGCCGTTATCCCAGTCTGCGCTGCCAGCGCGAGCCATTGAGACCACGCGACCATCGTTGGTGTTGCCGCCCTTGTAACGCAGCAATATGAAGACGAACACGTTGTTGGTCAGGCCCATCAAGGCGTTGGCTGCAACCATCTCGTCACTGCTGGCCGAGAAGCCCGGAGCTTCACCGTTGAATGCGGTGTTCGTGGCAACAGGCTGCAAAGCCGTGTTTGCCTGCAACATGTGACGAGTTCCCCACAAGTCATTGACCTGTGAGGCCGTGCCGCCTGCGATGGTGGCCGCATCAGCTTCCATCCGGTAGCGAGCAATCTTCTTGGACGCGAGCAACTCATCAGGCGACCACAAAGCAGCAGCAGCAGTGGTCGTCACAGTGATGTCCGCACTGGCCGTGCCAACTGCACCGGGGCGGATGCCGCGCAGCTTAATTGTGTTGGCAGTCGAAGGCTGAAGGCCACCGATGAGGCGCGAACGAGGCAATGCAGTCCAAGCGCCGCCGTTCACCGACGACTCGTAGGACGTGGCACCCGAAAGCTCGGCCATGTTGATCTTGAACGAAGTGCTCTGAACGTCAGTCGCTACCAAACCAGTTGGGGCAGGCAAGACGTAGGGTGCAACGTAGGCTTCCGCGATTAGATCATCCAGCACAGCGCCCACAGAGGCGAGCGAAGCCACCACGTCGAGGTGATAGTGAGGACCAGTTGGGCTAGGCGTCCAGATACCACCGTTGGTGCCGGGGTTGCGGGCCTGCGTGCCTCGCACATACGCATATGCACCAGTGGAGTTGCCCACCACCGCGTAATGCAGCGTAGTCGGGTCATACGACGCACGCTTGTCGGTAGCGGTCATAAACGCGCCGCCCGGATTGACCTTCGTGGCCAAGAAGCCTGCACGATATGGGTCGAGCGCGGGGTCTTGGCTTTGAGCAGGACCCGAAACGATGTTGCCGGTCTCGGAACCGCTGACCAAGAAGAGAGGCACAGGGCAGTTGTTGAGCATATACTCAGCAGCAGCCATATCGTGACCGTAGTTATACTCGTTGGTGGTCGTGCCCATCTCGCCGCCCATGTAGCCAATGCGAGTAACCTTGTCGATTGCAAGCTGAAGGCCGGTGCGAGGATCGGCAGCATCGCCGGGGGTCTGCAAGAAACCAGCGATAACACTGGCCGAACCGCCCGAAATGATGATGTTGTTGTTGGTTGGCGCGTTAATGATGGCCGTGCGAGTCACAGCAACAGCATCAGGGAAGTCGGCCATGCGAAGATCGCCAGTGCCGGTCATCGTAGCGACTTCATTCGCCCACGTCGTGCCGGTGCCGCCCGTATTGCCCTTCCACTGCCCAACAGGGATGTGGTTCAGGCCGGAATAGTTGAGAACGCCGCGAAGCGCAGCCGACCCGGTAGGAACGCGACAGTCAGCGACCCATGCAAGGATGTTGACCTGATTGCGCTGGTGCATGCCAACGCAGACACCAAACATTGCAAGGTCGTCGTGATCCATTTCCACGTCGCTGCTCATGATGATGCCGGGGACACCAGCCTGTGCAGCAGCAGCAGTGGTCGAGGTAAAAGTGTCGCTGATACCGCCGATGGTCAGCGTCGTGTCAGTGTTGGCCGTGCCTGCCGCAGAAGCAGTGTGACGCACCGAGAAGGTGTCACCAACAGAGGCAGTTCCAGCAGCACCAGTGTAGGCTCCACCGTTCTTGGAGTAGGTGCCGTTGGTGATCGTGACTGCCGCACTTGCACCAGCCGTCATGCCGCTGATCGTGATAGTATTCGAGGTCTGCACAGAACTAGCGACCACGTTGGTCACATCAGTGAACGCAAACTGGTTCGGGGTGGCATCCACAGCAGCCGCAGAGGTGGTCGAGGTGAACGTATCGCTGACACCACCAATAGTGAGGATCGTGTTGACCGCCGTGCTGTTCTGCGCGGATGACGTGTGACGCACCGAGAAGGTGTCGCCGTTCACAGCCGAAGTCGAAGCGTTGGTATAGGTGCCACCATTCTTAGAATAGGTGCCGTTGCTGATGTTCACAGCAGTTGGGATGCCAATACCAAGACCAGCAACAGTGATCGTGTTGGAAGTCTGGACGGCACCAAGAGCTACACCGGGTGCATCAGTAAAGGAGAACGCATTCGGCGTCGTGTCGTTGCTCACAACAGGTGCGGTAGAGCTAAGATACCGAACTGTAATCATATCACCAAGGCCCGCAGTCAGCGTTAGAACAGCCCCACTCACCGTGTATTCGGTGGTCGGGTCGAGAAGAAGACCTTGGACATAGACAAAGATTTGGTCAGCAGCAAGGGCTGCGGTCAGGTTGATCGTTTGTGGTGATCCCGTCCCTATTGCAGTTACAGGAACCCACTCAATCGGCTGAGGAGCAGAGGTCGGCTCGCTTGGAGTGGAAGGACCGCCCGATCCAGTGGGCGCAGCGACCCAAGTCCCGTAGTCGGTCAGAAACAGACCCGAAGGAACAGCAGGTGCGGGTGGAACAAGGCCCTTCTTGCCCGCCGTGAAGATATCGAGCAGCGAAGTGACCTCAGTTGGAGTCAGCGCAGCAGGAGAAGCGGCACTTCCACCTATGTTACCAAGGATTGTGAGGGCGGGGATGGTCCCAAGGTCGCCCAAAGCGATAGCCGACTGCGTTGTCCAAGTGTTTGTGGCACTGCGCTTGACGAAACCAAGGGTCGAAAGACCCTCAACAGCAGCCAAATCGTCGGCCAAAGCGAACGTCGAAGAGGCGTTGGTTGATTGGGAAGCGCCCGAATTGGTGATCGTAAAGCCCGAAATCGGCTGAGTTAGCACCACAGAACGCACAGTTCCGGGTGTAATGAACCCAAAATCGAAGTCAGTTGCACTATTTTTGGCCAATACTTGGCCAATTGTGCCGCCTGCGGGCTGCAAACGTGGAGTTATAGCCTTAAACTTGGCTCCAACGGCAGTCGCAAACGCTTCAAGGCGACCCTGAAGCGTCATGTGTTACGCCATCGCGGTAGTAAGGACGGCCACCAAGTCTGTGTCGGGGTTGCCGAGTTCCAGCGAGCCGTATGCGTCGATGTTCGCCTTAGCCTGTGCCTTCTGTGGGGCGGTCAAGGTCTGAACGGCGTCGAAGCGAACACGGTTGGCCAGAGCAGTCGTGATGGTGGCTGCGAAGTTTGCATCATCACCCAAAGCAGCCGACAGTTCGTCCAGCGTATCCATCGCGGCAGGAGCGCCGGTTGTCAGAACTGCAATGCTGGTCGAAACAAGGTCACGAATCTTCGTGATCGAGTAAGTCTGCGTGGTCGATACCGTAGCAGCGTCGTTGATGGTGGCACCGGAAGCGGCGACAGCAGCATTGATCTCTGCCTGAAGTTCGTTGATCGCGGCGACAAGGCTGGTCTTCGCATCGGTCGTCAACGCGGTAAGCTGACCTTCGGTCGTCTTGATGGTCTTGATCTGTGTGCCAATCGCAGTTGCGAGGTCTTGAAGGCGGGTCTGAAGGGTAGCCATATCAATTCATTCCATTCTCTAGGTAGACCAACAGGTCTCCGGGGTCAAAAACTTCAGTGCCGGTGACTACCAAAGTTGGACCGATTGGTCCTTGTGGCCCCGGAGGGCCGGGTAAACCGCCTTCGTGTGTTAGCGTCAATACACCCCCCACTGGCAAGGGGTCAAGTTGCGTGGTTGCGTCCCGTTGGGTGATAACTAGAATTGTTTCGTTTGGCATTACGCATCTTCCACGTTTACCTGAACCATTTCGGCGGTTCGCACAATACCCTCAGACGTATATCGGACAACCAAGAAGTTTCGACCGAGGGGCCAGTTCTCTGTGTCTGCTTTCAACTGATAGGTTCCAACAGCTTCGCCAAGTATGACTTGGATCGGCATGTGCCGGTCGTCTCGCGTCTTGAGGGATGCTGAGATTAGGCCGGGGGTGATGGGAATGGGCACGCCCTCTGCTGTCCGATACACGGCGTCTGCGAGGAAGGTGTCACCTTGGTAGATGGAGAAGGATTGGGTCATGCCATGCTGAATGGCTGTGGGGCAGCGTGTTGTCAAGGGCATGGATGTAGCGGTTGTTAGGATTTCATATATGCAAGGATTGCTTCAAGGTCAGCAATGCTTGAATCCCGCTTCTTCTGATTGGCTTCCAAAGAAATTACAAATACGTTCCCTTTGACGTAACCCTTGTCGTTGTCTTTGCGATCCAAACTAGCGGACACCATTGGCTTATTTAGGACCGGGCACATCGTTGGGATCACGATGTCATCTATTGTTAGGTCAAAGGGTAGGCCAGACGCCTTGGCTCGTTTCTTTGCCTCAGTAAGGAGACGGTTGGGGCGTCTCGTGTCACGGGTGCGAAGGTAGTATTCGTTGGAATACTTGAGGCGAATCTCTCGGTTCTTGTCATAATATGTGCTCATCAGCAGAACCTAGACTTAAGAAAAGAATACGTCAAGTCTTTCGTAAAACGACGAAAAATATTTTCGGAGGGGAGGAGGGATAATGTAGGTAGGGGCGGGGAAAAGAAAGAATAAATTGTGTTACCCTTCAAGGGGTTAGCTATGGCTTAGGGTATGTCTTTACCCTAGCCCGATAGACCATCGCTTTGCCTCCCTTACGTTTTACTATTTGGGGGTGACTCGTTCTTTCTCATTGTTGTTTCAATCCTCGGTTCGCCGGGTTGGCCGCCGCTGTGCCCTATATAGGGTGCGAGCGTTGGCCTAGCACCCCCTCCCCGCCCCTAACAAGGCTGCTTTGGAGGCGGGAGGATTGCGCCAACATGAGTTGGAACGAGACTTAAACAGTTTAAGTCTTTCCTTCCACACTATCCCATAGGGAATTATCCAATGACGCAAGTTATCATCGACAACGCCAACGACTCCGCAATCGTGCTTGATACGGAAGCACTGGATAGCCGTTCGCTAATGCTCGCAAGTGCCGCTTCCATCGTGGAACAGACTGTTAAGGCGGAAGCTGCCATTGGCGACACGGCTAAGTCTTGGGGAACGTCACTGTTCCGGGCTGTATATCGGGACAACGCCAACCTTGATGCTCTAATCGGCGATAGCAAGGTGGCGGCGGGTTGGCAGACGCTAGGCACAAGCGACAACGGCAAGAAGGCCAAAGGCCGGTTGGAAGTTTACTTTTCCAATGCTCGCCTTGTCGCTGAAAAGTGGAGCACGCTAAGCGAGGAACAGCGGGATCAAGTCCTCGCTGGATTGTCCTCAATCCATTATCTTGCCAACGGCTTCCGCAAGGCGGAAGCGGACGCCAAGAAGGCGGCAAAGAAGGCCGCTGAATTGGAAGCTGCCAAGGCACAAGCGGACGCTTCGGAAGGGGAAGCCAACGCCAACGCCAACCCTGTTCCACCAGTGGAAGGGGAAGCCCCTAGCCTTGCCAGCATGGCGGAAGCCCTACTTGCCGCCTATCGTGCCGCCCCTCTTGAGGAGCGGGAAGCGGCGCACGATGCAATCGCCCTACTAGTGGAAGCGGTAAACAGTGACGTGGAAGTCACCGCACAGCCCGAAGTGGAAGCAATCGCCGCCTAACACTTAAACAGTTTAAGCCCTTCCACCCCCTGCCGTCTGGCAGGGGGTGAGAAGTCTTGCCATGTAGGTGCATGAGCGCAACTGCGCGTGGTGCATCTTCATCGCCAGACTTAAACAGTTTAAGTCGTTTTGTTCAGTTTGTAGGGGTCGCCCGGATTTTTCCGGCTTTGCGGAGTTTCCCAAATGTCCACGTCCGAGATTTATGCCGTCTGGCCGTATCTGCGCGATAACGCTCGCGGCGATACGCAATATGCGGCGGAATGTTTCGACAAGGCGCGGACCTACACGCCTCCGAGTAAGGGCCACGTTAAGAAGCTTCTCAAGCTTCGCCCCAAGATCACAGTTGCGCCCAAGCCAAAGCCACCTTGTCCCAAGATGGTTCAGCAAAGGCGTGAGGTGAACCAAGTCATGGCCATTGGCCGTGCGACTATCTCCATGCTCAAGAAAGAGGAATATCGAAATGCGTAAATCCTACATCGTCTGGAACACAGAACGCGCCCTCGCCATGAACCCGAACCCAATGACGTATCGCCACGCCACACGCTTGGCTGACGACGCCGAGGATGCTACAGGCATTCCCCATGTCGTCCTGCCCGCCAAACTCCCTGCCGTTCCACATGGACGCGTTGCTGCCCACGGCTGAACGCTATGCGTCACAGAAGTTCCGGCGCGTTGCCCAATATTTCCGGTTCAAGCATCTGGATTGGTGGGACGCGCTGGAACTCGTCGCCTTTGTGGAGAGCATCGGGCTAGATCATGCCCGATACATCCTGCATTGGAAGGCCCCCGCCACAATCCGGGCCTATCTGTTTCTGCGGGACCATGTAGGCGATGAGGCAAGCGAGCCTATTCGCAGGAATGTGGAGTGCATGGGCCTAGATCAGGGCTTAGGCATACTTGCGGCCATGAAGGATGGGGGGTGGACCAAAGGCAAGGTGCCTGATGTAGTCCGAATGTCACTCCTAGAGCTACGGAAGCGTGGGATGAAGCAATCGGATATCGCCAAACTAACGGGCCTGTCGCACGGACAAGTCAACCGCCTCACAAATGCCGCTGGACGCCGCAATCGCTCGGTTCAGGCCGCTGCGTTTGGTGCATTAGCCCTATAGTTGGGAAATTACGCCAACTCTTGGGAAAAACAGCCACCTCCAAATATGGGTTCGGTCGAAAAAAGAGTCTTTATACTCTCTCTATCATTTATCTGTTTTTCTTCTTATACTAAGTAATAATAAGAAAAGAGAGTATATATAGGATGAACAGTCTGTAACTTTTGGAGAGGTTCGGACTAACTTGTGTTAAGTGACCAGCCCTGCCCGCGCTGGTCACTTAACTCAAGGAGTTATCCCATGCGCTACCCCAACATCCTACTCGCCCTCTCCATGTATGCCACACTGCTGGCTGGCCTCTTTTGGATGGGTTCAGAACTGCTCCCCACCGAATCCCAACGCTTGGGCTGCGTCCAAGTCACCTCCAAGATTTCCGACATCGCCCTACCCAATGGCGAATGGAAAGAAGTTCTCCGCATGACCGACGACCGTTGGTGCGTGCGGGGCTAACACCCCAAAGCCGAGTGCGACGGCCAAAAGGAGACGGACAATGTAACCCGCAGCGCAAGCGCGCTTTTGCATAAATGTTTAAGTGCCGTCCGGTAGCGGCTCAACTACCGGCTTTGCAAGCTGTGGTCTCGTCCACTGTTTTCATTGGAGAACAACAATGGCAATGCACCCGTCTGACAAAGCGGACTGCCAGCGCGTAGTGCTCGCCCTGACTGATCTGCTCAAGAACTCCACCCACGTTATCTGCCCCGACGCCATTCGGGCAATCGCGGCAGAGCGCAACCGCATTGAGGCGAACATCAAATGAGAATTGCACTGGCCCTGACCATTGTGGTCACTCTGCTCGCTGTGGCGTTGGTCGCCCTTTCCTTCATGACGTTCGAGCTTGGCGAGTATGGCTATATGCCGCTTATCATGGCTTTCCTCGTCAGCGTGCCCGTCTCCATGCTGACCATCATCATCAAGGACCACCAGTAATGGACCGCAAAGACCTTCGCCGCCGCCTCAATGAGGAGCACTACAACAGCTTGGCCATGCTCAATGACGACAAGGCCGACTATCGGAATGCGCGACGCGTTCGCACTGCCGGTGAACTGGCATTCGTGTTCTCGTTCGTGGCCGCGATCTGCGCTGTGTTTTTCGCACTCGCCTTCCTGTTCAACTCGGTGTGGACGACCATCTTCTTCGGGTTCGCATTCATGGGCTTCACCGCCCTGATCGCAATCTCGGTGCTGGTCGGCATCTATTACGAAAGCAAGCTTGGGTGAAATACACCAACATCACATACCCCCACGCAGCCGTCGCAATCGCTGCACGGCGTGCCCTTTCCATCGGAGAGTCGATATGCGTATTGTCGCCTACCAAGTCACCACCCCCTGCGGGACCACCGGCTACGGCCTCTCCCAACTGGAGGCCGTGGAGCACTTATCGGGCAAGCTTGGCCGCAAGCCGCGCCGCTCGGAATGCTTCTTCGCTCCCATAGTCACTGACCCTGAGCCTCAATCGCTGGAGATTCTCCGTGTCCAAAATTATTTCGCTCGCTAAGGACTACTACGCCAATCCGGCAAAGTATTTCGACCCCAACGCCACCTCCTACATTTACAACGGCGAGTTTCGCACCCGGATGCAGAAGTTGTGCGACGTGCTCGGCGTGAGCTATTTGGGTGAGGGCCATTTCAGCAAGGTCTACCCCATCAACTCCAAGTGGGTGATGAAGCTGGACTGCAACAACGGCGACGAAGCCTACGCCGCTTATGCAGACTACTGCATGACCACCACAAATCCGTTCGCCCCCCGCATCCGGGCCAAGATCAAGCTTAACGGCTGCACGATCTATGTGCTCGAAAAACTCACAGAGGTTCGTTACCACCCTCGACGTGACGAACTCAACAGCCTGATTGACCAAATCTACGACGCCAAGCGTGGAGCAATCGTCCACCCCTACCCGGAACTGCAAGAACTAATCCGTGGGTTCGGTGCTCGCAACTTCAACGACGTTGCGGACCGCAACTGCATGATGCGTGGCGACCAACTGGTCATTACAGACCCATGCTCAAGCTTTCACGGCCTTGGGTATGGCTCTGACCAACTCAAGGACGCCCCACAGATGTTTGGCCCTCCCAAGCCTGCGGGTTGGGGATGGTGCGATACCATCACTGCGCGTGACCTTGGCAAGGCGTTCGTTGACGAGAACCCTTGCGTTGAGCTTGTCGGGTTTGGCGGTGAGTTCGTGGGCAGGCCGCAGGCTGGCCGCTTCGCTAACCTCATGCACGACGAAATGATCGCAATGGCTCGGCGTGGTGCTGAAGTTATCGTGCCTGTTCGTCGGGAGTTTGGCGTTGCTGAACACGCTCGCCAAGTGCAGGCACTTGCCCGCATGGACCGCGAAGTTGCTCGCCGCAATGCTCTGGAGAACTTCGGGGGCGTCGAAGTCTTCCTCCGTGACGTGGCTACCTTGCGGAAGCCTTCTAAGCCACCCAAGTTTCGCCCTCACAATCACCTCATCCAGAAAGCGAACAATGAGCTTATACGTCGTCGTCCAAAATGACGGCATGGCACTCCAACCGGATGGAACGTGGGGCGAGTTAGCCCGCACCTTCGATACGGTTGAGGGTGCCCGCGCCGCTCGCCCCGGTCATGCCGATGGAACGGCACGTTCCCGCGTGATCTTCGCCTCGCAACGCAAGCGGTTCAAGCAGGCAGGCTGCTTGTGCCCAATCCACAAGGGATGAACAACATGCGCTCACTTCAAGAAATCTTCGACACCGCCGTCTCAGGTGTGATTGCCCAAGGTGCCCCTGCCCTCAACGCCAATGGCATGTGCAGCTACCGCACGGAAACGGGCCTCAAGTGCGGCGTCGGGCAGCTTATCCCTGACGAACTCTACCGCCCCGAGTTCGAGAACCTGCTTGTTGGCGGCTTCGCCAGCGACTTTAACAAGGAACTTCGGGAAGCGGCTGGCCTACCTTCCGAAGGTCTCGAACTGGAACTGGCTAAGCGCATCCAGCACGCTCACGACAACGCCGCAAACGTGCCCGAGGACTTCCTCACTCGGCTCATCCCCGGCGCTCGTAGCATTGCGAATGCTTATGGCCTGAACACGGAGGTGCTCGACAATGGCAAGTGAACAGAAAATGGTGTGCATCAAGAAGGGTGCATGGGTCAACGTCTACAACCTCAAGCCCGTCTCCTACGCCGCGCCCAACTACGGCGAAATCGTCACGGTGATCGGCAGCGACACCATCATGGGCCAGACCGTGTTCTATCTGGCCGAGTATCCGGGTCGGCCTGACAAGCCTCGCGCTTCGTGGGCTGCGAAGAACTTCCAACGCCTCGTCAAGGACGAAGGCAAGGCCGACCAAAACTTCATCAACATGCTGAAAGGTATCAAGGTCTCCGAAGATGCGTAAGTATCTCATCAACGGCCACATCTACGACAACGCCACCCGTGCAGCGCAAGCAATTGCTCCTGCATGGGATTGGGCACCAACGTTCGCTCGGCTTGCACTGATGCACCCCGGCGATCTGCTCCGCATCCCCAATCCGCAGTGCGTGGTGGTGCGTTTATCGGGAGAAGTCGATGCTCACACTACCTGAAAGTGGCCTCATCCCTTATGGATACTACCAAGAGCGGCAAGTATTCATCAGGTCCCACGAAGTAATTGGTAAGGACACTTACCTAATTCACTTCACCAACGCCCTTAGCGGCAAGTCAAATGCATGGAGAAGTGCAGTAATACGCCCCGGCTTTCGTCGGACGTGGGACGGCCAAACGGAGAGCTATATCCCCGTTCCAAGCCGTCCAACGTGGGAAGAAATCGGTATCGCCAAGCGTGGAAGAGTCGGCGGTGTGCCAGCGTTCAAGGCAACCATCTGGCCACCTGTTATGCCCGACGAAGCGTGGCAATATGCGTGGCTGATCGAAGCCCCTGCTCTCACGCTCGATGCAGCAATCGACTACATGGTCAAAATCGTGAGGTCCCTTTATGATATTCAACCCAGCGATTAGCATCGTCGTCGCCATGCTGCGACACGAACCCGAAAAGTGGACGGGCGACAGGCCCTACTTCTACACGAAGGAGAACATCGAGCCACACATCACGGTGTTCACCGGCAAAGCACGACAGGAACCATACGTCGAGTTTGGCCGACAGTGGCAAGGCAAGCCCAAGATTATGCTTGGCGTGTTCGATGCCCTTCGCATCTTCCACGCTGTTCGACGCATGGAACGCTACCGTGCCAAGATTGAGCAGCGCGAGGGCTTCCTTAAAATCAAGGAGTTGTTCAATGTTCCGTCTAACGGAGACGCTTCTCGGTCGTGAGGTCAACCGCAACACGCTCGATAAGGCCAAGCTGATTGCCTACGACATGGTGATCCGCATGGTTCACGACAACACACAACTCGGGCGCGAAATCCGTCGCGTCCGAAATTGGAACGGCGAACGCCTTGTCATTCGATATGGCAGGGACTTCGTAACTCTGGAGCCGAAATAATATGTTCAAGTCCCACGTCCCCAACCTCCGCGCCCGCCCTGTGCAGGCAGAATTGAAGGCTAAGCGTGCCTTGGCCGTCATCACCGAAGGACTGCCCGGTGCGACCGTGTATGTCCGCGACAACGCCCTCCTAAAGTAAAGGAACATTCCAATGAGCGTGAACCAACTGTGTGACGCAGACCATCGCGTTGGACACAATGAGCACAAGCACAAGTGCAACTCCTGCGGCACTGTGTGGAAGCACAACGAGGACGACGTGCAGCAGAGCGATGCGACGTTTGACGAGGGCCACCAGTGCCCCCGCTGCGGCGACGAGCAGCGTATGAAGTTCACTGCCAATCGGCAAGAGGAGCGCGACCTCATTTTCGCAGCACTCATGAGGGCTTTCGGATGAAAACCATTCTTGCCATACTTCTCGGCCTAGTCGTGCTGTTCGTGATCGGACTGATCGGCGTAGCGGTCAGCACGTTCTTTGCGTTCGTTCTCCCACTTGTCCACCCCGGCGTGTTGGTGGGCATCGTTGCCGTCATTCTTTTGGGAACGGCATACGTCATTGGGGAGGGCTTTTTCTAACATACTAAGTAATCTCCACCTTTCACCCTGTTCAGATCAACCTTTCGCACTACGTTGTGCAAACCCAAGAGAGGAATATCCCAATGATTGCCGATACCCGCGTTTACGGTGGCAAGCCCCAACTCATCCACATTGACGACGGCCAGCGTGCCGTCATGGGTGTTCGCATTGCCGAGCACCTTGAGCGTCGGATGCGTGACGAGTATCAGGGGGAGCGCACCCCTGCACAGCGTGTCGATCAGGACCTGTGCCCCGGCTGTTACATGGTCGCAGGGTTCAACATGATGTTGACCCTCGCTGACGCCAACAATCAGTCCCGCACCGAACTCGCCCGCTCGATGCGGAATGCGTTCGACCTTCTACTCAAGAACCCTGAAATGGGCTTGACCGAAGAAATCACCGTCCTTCTGGACCCCTGCGACATTGAGGAGGCGTGATGCCATACGACGTAGTGATTATCGGCGGCGGGCCTGCGGGCCTGTCTGCCGCAGTGAACGCCGCCTGTGAGGGCCTCGAAACGCTTCTCATTGCCAACCACATTGGCGGGCAGGCTGGCACTTCCTCTCGCATCGAGAACTTCCTTGGCTTTCCTGACGGCATCAGCGGTCCCAACTTGACCGAGCGTGCCTGCAAGCAAGCCAAGAAGTTCGGCGCAATGATCCATGAGGGCACGGTTGATCGGCTGCGTGACGGTTTTGAGGTTCACCTCGACTGCGGCACTCGGCTCTCAACTCGTTCGCTCATTCTGGCGTGCGGTGCTCATTACAATCGCCCTGATTGGGCGATCCCTTTCGAGGGTAAGGGCATCCACTACGCTTGCACTGCT